CAAGAAGTTTTTTATTTTTTAAGAAATTTATATAGACAAATATTAAATAATCCAATTGCACCACTAAAAACAAACACAATAATTGCTAAAATTTCTAGAATAAAATCATCACCATCATTATTTTTTAAATTGTCCTTCTGATACATTACTGCAGCAATAACACCACATATTACCCATAAAATTTTTAATAAAATCATTTCTTTTCCTCCTCTTCTAATTCTTTTGTTATTTTGTCTAATTTCTTCTCTAGTCGTCTTGTATACCAACTAGAAATCATCTCTGTTACTCGTTTTGAATCTAATGTTACACATACAACCAATATCATCTCTGTTATACATTGCAACTTAATCACATGAAACACCGATTCAACCTTTGTCATGTAAAACACAAAATAATTTAACACTAATGCAATTGTGTTAATTAATAAAGCTGTTCTTGATTTCATGTTCCACATTTTTTTCAATAAACTCATAATCTCCTCCTTTTATTTGTATTTTCTAAATTTTAATGAATATTGTGTTTTTCTTCCTGATTTACATTCAAATGACCAAACATCTTTAAAACATAAACAATCATTAAAATCAAAATATTCATTAAAATTTACTCCTAAATATTCACCATTATGTGCTGATAATAACAATAAACTATTAGACAGAAATTTTGTATGTCTGCTTGATTTTTCAAAACACTTATTCAGTTTCATTTTTTCTCCAGTTTTTGAAGATTTTATCAAATTCACACAACCCATACCAATTTCCTGCTAAAACTGTATTTTTATATGCTATTCTTTTATCTGATTTTTTTATATGGTTTTTATATTTTATAATTTCATCATGTGTAAAATAGATAGATTTACTTTTTTTCAAATGATCTATTATATAATTCTGTGAAGATACACATCCTTTATGCCAATCTGATATTTGATTCATTTGTGTGTGTCTTTCAAGATATTTTATTAATTTATCTATTTTGCTCATTGATAATCCTCAAATTTATATAAAATTCCTTGAATTCCATGAATTCCATCAGCGCCAAATTTAACCTGAATAAAAAATTTTTCATGAAAATTGAGATATTTAATAAACAAATAAGGATTTAAATAAATTGAATTAAACGGCTCATAATAATGTATTCCACTTGATAAATATTTTTCATATTTATCAGATTTTTCAATCATTTTATTTAGTTTCATTGATAATCCTCAAATTTAAATCTTCCATGAATTCCATCTGCACCAAATTTAATCCTAATATGAAATTTTTCATGAAAATTATGAAAACGAATAAACAAATAAGGATTTAAATAAATTGAATTTATCAGCTCGTCCCAATGTATTCCACTTGATAGAAATTTGTTATATTTATTTGACTTTTCAAATATTTTGTTTAGTTTCATTTCAATTTCCTAATTTTATACACTATAATTATACTTATTTTATAAATAATGTCAAGCAAATTTTAAAGGTATTTTATATGGTTGTTCTAAAAAAAGAATTTGACAGTGTTATTAATGAAATAAAGGAAATAGTTTTAATAACTGATTCTGAAGAATATGATCTAACACTAGCCTTTATTGAAATTAGTATAATTGAATCAATTAGAAATGTATTTTACACTGGAGAAATAGTTTTCAACGATCAATACAATTTTCGCGAAACTGTTCCTTTCAAGGGAAATGAAAAAATCAGAATATCCTGGAAAACATCTCTTTCAAACGATTTCAGAACAAACACTTTTATCTTGAAATCAATTCCATCAATTCAACAAAAAACAAATGCAGTTGATATGAATCATTTTCAATTGGTTGATGAAAGATATAAAAAAATGCTATCTAGTCAATACTATGGTTCATACAGCAATAAAACACTAAACACAATAGTAACAGATATATGCAAACACCACAAAGTTAAAATAACAACTGGTTTAGATCTATCAGGAATAACATTTTTCAATACATTCAAAAACTCATTGAAAGCTATTGAATATCTAAGAAAATTGAATAATAAACCATATGTGTTTTTTCAACAGAATCAATCAATTATTTTCAAAAGCTATGAAGAACTGTTCAAACAAGATACAGAATTAGAATTTATCACAATTCCAAAAAGAAATGATACAAAATTGATTGAGAACTGGAACAAAAATGATTTGTTTGATTTAACAGATGTTTATGTAAAAGGTGAAAATGGATATAAAAAATTCAATTCTGATACATTTGCTGGAACATCAAGTGTTGCTGATGTTGAATTGTCTAATGCTAAATTTGTGTTTGATGATAATTTTTTGAATGTTAGATTAAATGATAACTCTTCATATATTGAAAAGAACTATTTTAATGATTATCTACAGTTTAAAAAAACAAATCCAGATTCTGATGTGATGGTTGGAAAAATTGCTGATATTAAAATGTGGATTGATATTCAGGCTAAAGAAATTTCTAAGTATTCTGGAAAATGGTTAATCACTGATGTTATTCATAAAATAACATCTGATTTGAAATATGAACAGAATTTAATATGTATCAAAGAAAGTCCTATTATTTAAAATTCCACTATCTAAGTGGTTTAAATAAATCATTAATATCAACATCAGGATTTTTAAGTTCCTCAATAACCCACGGATATATAAATATTCCATTGATTTTAGCAACAGGATAATCAGGATATAATCCAATATTACTACAAATTTTTTTATGTAAATCAATATCTGTATTAATTTCACAATAAATACCTTTTGATTTTAAAAGAATTACTAATTCTGTAAAATCTTGATCTCCAGCAAAAATATAAGCTCTCATATCAATCTCCTTTAAATTTAATCTTTTTTTGATTTATTTTATAACTTGTTGTAATTACTCATTTCTTATTGATAACACAACTTTGAATTCTCCATCTTCTTCATATCCAATTTCAATATTCTCTCTAAAAACTCTTTTTTGTAATTCAAGCTTTTCTTTAATCAAAACCTTTGATAGATCTTTTATTATTTTATCTAATTTACTAGTCATTCTTATCTCCATTCAATAAATTAATTATAATTCTTTCATCATTTTTTTTAATTCTTTCATCATTTTTTTTAATAATTAAATTAAATTTTTCAATAAATTTTTGTATTTCATTAAATCTTGTATGATTGCTACAATACAAATCTTTAAATTGTGGTGGCATTAAATCAATTAAATGATTTGATATATTACATTTTCTAATAATTATTTCAATATCATTACAATTTACTATAAATTTAAATTGTGTTAAATATTGCTTATTTTCAATATAGATTTTATTATTATATAAAGTTACATCATCTCTTTTTAAATTAATATTTAAAATTGATGTTAAAAGATCATTGCTTATAGAATTAATCATTACACTTCTCCTTTCCATGTTTATGACAATTATGTTTACATTTTCCATGTTTATGTTTCTTTTTATGCTTATGACAATTGTTTGTGTCTTCATCTGGAGTTTCTGTATCTTCTTCAACTTCTAGATCTGTATCATCTATTTCTTCGACTGAAATTGGACAGACTTCATCATAATCTTCACATAATTCCTCAAACTGAATACATTCTTCAACTAGATAATCTAATTCATCACATTCATTTTTGAATTTGGTTAGAAACACAAAACATCTTAAACATTTCAATTCATTTGATAATTCTCCTTCATCAACTGTTTCTAAATCTTCATCTTGGGACTCAATTTCTTGATCTACAACACTTTCTTCTTCAACTAATACCAAAGTATCAGTATCAACTTTTTCTTCTTCTATTACGTTGTTATATCCTTCATAATCGACTATTCGATCTGAACAATCATAGCAACAACCAATCATAAAAAATGCTAGTGTGATTAAAATTAATTTCTTCATGATAATTCTCCATTTATTTTTTAACAATCAATCTTGTAACGGCCTGAACATGACCCTTTTCATTTCTGATAGCTGTCTTACCACTGTCTGGCGCTACAAATGTAACTCCTTTAACTGGTTCTACAGCATCAAGAACCATTCTAGAAACAATGCAAAATATATGCACAGTTCCATTATGGTTTAATTCTGAAAAATCAGGAAGATTTGTTACTTCCCCTAATTCAGAAGTCACTAGAGGAACACAGTTAAAACCTGCATCCTCTTCTATTGTGTTAACTCGTGGAACGGTTCCACAAGGTTGAAAACTTACATCAAGACCGTCTCTTTGTCTTAATGTTATTACGTGTGGTGTTGCATTTATGAACATTCTTTTTTCAGTCATAACGACCTCCTTTTAAATTAATTAACAATTGAGTTGAACAACCTCAACTCTATAATACTATTATCGCATATCTAAATATAAAAGTCAACAATTATTTTGACAAATAAATTTTATTCACAGTTTTCCATAAAATCTTCAATTTTCTCCTCTAACCAAGTTGAAATATCAACTGGTTTTTTTGGTGCATAAAATAAAAAATTTCCGTAGTTATCAAAAACTTCACCATTTTTTATCTCCATTTCCATTTCAGGGTATACACCCTCTATTTTTTTGAACCATGACATCTTTTTATCATGTTCACTTTCTTTTTCTTTTTTTTCTTCATTTCTTTTTCTCTCAAACTCTTCAGCTTCAGAGATCAGAGCTTTATATTCATCTTCAGATATCTCAGTATGAGTATCTGATATATTTCTTCTTATACCACCACCGTATATTTTACGGAGGAAAAATTTATTGTCTTTTTCATATACATCATAGCTATGACAGCTATCTAAGTTTACATTTCTCATATCTATCTCCTCCTTTTAAATTAACAACTGAGCTGAACTAACTCAACCCTACAATTTAATTATCGCATATCTAAATGTAGAAGTCAAGAATTATTTTTTAAAATATTCTTTTTTATTGTCAGACATTCCTACTGGAGCGTTTGCATCAGCAACTTTTGCCGCAACTTCTATAGCAAAGAATTCTTTTTCAACTTGTCTGATTATTTCAGCAATTTCAGAATATTCAGAATCAAATCTGGAATCCCACATCCCACAATTAGAAGTCAAAATATCTAACAATTCTTTTGCATTTCTAACAGGCTTGAACTGAGGTTCAACCTGTCTGATTTTTGGGCTTATACTTAATTTAGACCCATTGATAAAGAATTTTTTTCCGAGAATTTCTTCCTGTGAGGCTTCAAGTCTGGAAAATTCTCTACTTATTGAGTATGTACACTCAATAAGAGATTGAACCACAAAAAGATTTCCAAAATATTCCCCTTCTGCTTTCCAGTCTTCAAAACTCTCTACTTTTTCAAAAAGTTCTTCAGACATAATAATACCTGAAAAGATCTCTATCATTCCATTTTCTTTATTTAATTCTTTTTTATTTTTTATTGAAATTCTTTTAATAGTCATAACGACCTCCTTCAAATAAATTAACAACTGAGGTTAAACTGTCTTAACCTCTATACTTTAATTATAGCATAACCAGACACGAAAGTCAAACTTTTTATAAATAAATTTAGAAAATTATTATTTAGGAGATATAAATGCTTATTTTAAAAGAAAACAACAAATTAATTTTAATTGAAAACAAAAAAAATAAAATATTTTTAACCAAAAAAATTCAAAAAAGAACAATAGTTATTGAATTGAATTTTTATAAAGAAAATATTTTTATTGATTTTTATGCTCAAAATAAAATAAAATTAAATAAAAATGTAGGTTCTTTTCATAAAGGGACAGAGCCACTAAATAATATAGATGAATTTGCTAAAGAATTATGTAAATTCATTATAGAAGCTCATGTTAAATATCAAAATTTAGCTAAAAAATATGATGTGAGTCCTTATTATGATGGAATTTTATATTACACTCCTAATAGAGATGAAAAAAGAGAACGTGTTTATAATCGTTTTTTAAAAAAATATATGAAATTTTTTAATTATAATGTTGATATAAACAAAAGAAATGATGTAACTGATATTAGAATATGGAAATAATTTTTATAAATGATTGAAAATATTAGATTCTTTTTATATAATTACATCTTCTATACTTGGATATTCAGTTTCATTGATTGACATAGAAAGACTCATAAATGGCATTCCACTTTTCATTGCTTTAAATTCACCATCGTCGCCAAATCTAACTGTCACATCACCAATCCCACATTTTTTATATTTTAGAAATCCACTATAATCTGGATAACTAACAAATTCCACATTCCACAAAATAGGATTCTTGATCACTAATGAATCATAGCTACCAATTGATAATGTTCTGAACAGATTAGCAATTGATCTTAAGTTTAATTCATCTTCTTTTGATTCTGGTTTTAAAAAATTGAATGTTAGATTAATTGATCTTCTCTGATGTCCCTGATATAATAGTTTGTCGAATGGATTGATTGTTGTTCCTCCAGTAAGTGCCTTTGTAACTCTTGTTCTAACAGCTTCTGGAACCCCAGCACCTAAACTTCTTGCTGCTAACCAACTGCTATATTCTATAACCTTTCCACCAGTTATTTCACCTGCTAGCAATTTAGCGCCTTCAACAGATCCCCATTGATTTGATAATGTATCTTCAACTGGTAAAATTGGCATGATGATTGAACTAAAGCTCATTGGTTCGAGTGTTTCCTTTGTAACTTTATTTGCTATATCAGATACTACTTTTTTGAATTTTGGTATGAATCTAATAAAACATGCACTTTTACTATAATCTTCATTTTGAATAAACGTTTTTAATTTTAGAGGAAAAACTAAATTGCCTGTTTTAACTGATGTTATTTTCTCAATATGTTTTTCAAAATCTTCTTTTGTTTTAAATTCTTTTCCCATTTTAATAACTCCATATATTTAATACGAAATTATTTATATTTTTTAATTAAATAAATCTTTATCTAATAAATCTATTACTCCATCTTCATCTCCATCATGAAGTAAATCATTACTATATAACTGTTTCATTGCCCAGCCTCCTTCTAATTTTTTATTGTTTTTAGTAATTCCAAATTTATGTGAATAGAATCCAAAAACTCTTCTCGATGCTTTATGTGTTCCAGGTGTTGGTATTAAATAAAATAAATCTTTTCCTTTATAATTATCTCCCCATGAATTTTTAACAATAAAATATGTTATGTCTTCATTTTCAATATAACCAATTATATTTACAATGTGTCCCTTGTGACCATGATTGTAAAAATGCCTTTTTCCATCTTCATCTATTTCAATTGAATCACTAAAATTATAATTGCAATCATCAATCAATGTACATTCTCCATCTTTATTTTTATCTTCTTTTTCTTCACATATTCCATTTCTATTTCCGTCCCAACAATTTTCAAAAATTTCAAATTCATCTTTTGGTTTGATAATTCTCTTTTGAAAATTATATGGTTTATTTGTTTCAATTAATTCATCATTCTTCATATGATTCCAAGGAAGAGCAATAATGATTGTTCTTCCTGAATTTATCATTTTTTTAACTGAATTATCATATTCATTCCAATCAATTTGAAATTCTGTTTCTGTAAATTTATTATTGAATAAATTATATTTATATCCTCCAAATGGTTCTGTTAGCTCAGAACACTCTATTTTATCTATTCCATTTGTACATATAGGTCTAATAAACATTCTATTTTCAACTGTTTTCATTTCGCTTATATATGATACTGTTGTTGTTTCTGTTTTCTCAATTATTTCATCAAGACATTTTTTCATGTCTATTTTTATATTTTTAATAATATCAAACAATTCATAATTTTCATATTTTTCAATATTTTTTATTATGTTTCTACAATTTTTATATTGTTGATATTTTAGAGAAAATAAAATTGCAGAATTAAAAACTGAATTTTCATTAAAATGATTTGTGTTCCATTCCGATATTTCCCCTGGAAATAATTCATATGGAAAAATAGATTCTGTTGTTGTTTTTTTAGATCTATCACTAATATAATTATTATTATTATATTGATGCATTGCTTCTGATAGATTAATATTAAGAAAATCTCCATGAAGGTCATTTTTTTCAACAAGACCTTCTAAATATAGTCCTGTCATTGTTTCTAATGCTGATGTTTCAGCAAATTCTCCACATGTTCCGTGTGGAGCTTGATTTTTTACATTAGTGACAAAATTGTCACTACAATTCAATAGTGATGTCATTTTCATAACTTCTGTATTTAAATTAATTTGTTCTGAAAATTTAGAACAATCTTTTAGAAAATCATTTTCATAGATTGGTTCTGTTCCAACACATCCAACACATCCAACCAAAAAAACAAAAATTAAAAATATTTTTTTCATAATAAACCTCTTAAATAAATTAACAACCTATAATAATTATAACTGATTTTTATTAAAATGTCAAAACGTTTTTTAGATCTCTTGTAATAAACCTCTTAAAGGATCGATAAAGTATTTCGGTTTTAATTTAAAATCATCTTTGTTTTCGTGTTTGATTTTGAAAATAAATGCTGGTTCTTTTGTTATGTTCTTTCCATATGAAAAATCTATTGTATCTTCGTTTAGAATTGTTATATTTCCCCATTCTTGAAGTAATCTAGCAACAGTATTTCTGTGTTGGATATTTTCATCTCTCCAATTAATATCACACCCTGTTAATCCATATGCTTCTTTAAAATGTATAATATACCATTCTTTCTTTATCTTGATGAGAAAACATGTTTGATTTAGTGTTTTTGAATTAGGTCTACCAAATCCCATTCTAGTTAGTGTCTCATTGACTGCACTTGCACCAACATTAAGTTTTATTTTGACCAGATTAGCTGTATCAAATTGATAATTGAATTCTAATTTCTTCTTCATAACAAACTCCATTTAATTTAAATATCAATCATGAATTGTGTGACTCCCACCATGACTAGTTGTTGTCCAACATTCACCTTTTATCCTAAACCCTCTAACACCATTGTTTTTAGGTTTATGTGTTATTTTCAATAATTCTCCACATTCTTTGCATTTTTGTTCTTTAGAATTTGACATTGAACACATTATTTCAACATCAACATCTTTCTTTTTGCATTTTTCATTTGTGCATTTCATGTCATAAAATGGCATAATAACCTCCTAATTTAATTTTACACCTTCGTCAACTTTTATAAAATATTTGCATTTTCCTGTTTCTTCATCTGGTTTAAAATATGCATATGATTGTCTGAGACCAGAAGCTACAACATATCTGTAACAAATTTCTTTCTTTTTGCAATTTTTATTTGAACATTTTGAGATATCAACCATTCTTTTCTCCTTTGTGCTTAGAAACTCTTTTATCATGAATTTTCAACCATTCTTTAGCACCATATACATTTTTGAATAATGGTGAGAGTCTTCTTTTTGAAAATTCTTTTTCTTGAACAACCATTACTAAAAATACACCAAACATTCCTTTTTCTGGAAGAACTTCTTTTGTGTATTTTGCATTTTTAATTGCTTCTTGCATTTCTGTAAATTCTTCATCATCCATTTTTCCAATTGGTTTTGTCATATCAACCATTTTTTAACCTCCTATAATCTGTAATAATATAAAAATTGTAGTTGTGAACGAAAATCCTGAAATGAATCCAAGAATAAAGTCTAAGTGTTTAAAGTGTTTAACAAATTTTTTCTTTAATGTTTTTCTTTTAGTGTACAATTAACTATCCTCCAATTTAATAACAACATTTTTATTTAGTATTTCAACTAATTTTTCAACTAGCAATAGCAAATATGCTTTAATTTGATATTTTCTATATTTTTTAAGAACTAAAGACCATTCTATAAATCCATATTCAAGATGTTTTGTTATCTTCATAAATTTAATAAAATGTTTTGGTGTATTCCAACCAAATATATTTTTAACCTTCTTCATTTATAATCCTTTCTTCAAAATTTTCTTTTAAAATTTTTGTTATTAGTTTTTGCTTATTTTTTATAATATTATGATTTTCGTATCTATTATAAATTTTTAAAGCAAAATCCAATGATTCAGTTGTATATTTCTTTGTGATTGTATAACAATAACAACCGCCAAATTTTAATATGTATTTAGCTAGTATAAACATCACTCTACCTCATTTAATTTTTTAAAATATGTAAAATCAACTATAACAAGTTCTATATCCTTTGTTTTTGATTCTATTTCTTCAATACTAAATTTAGACCTATTTCCAAAAACTATAACGTCTGCAACAATTTTATCTGGTAAAATATCCCAAAAATCTGTTTCAAAAACTATAACGTCTTTTTTGAATCTAGAAGACAAATAAGATTTGCCAATTGCTGATTCTCCTTTGAATAGAAAACAAGGTCTTTTTTCTTTTGCTCTGTTTGTTTTTTGAAATAAATCCATATTGACACTATAATATCCAGAAGGATAATATTCATCTCCACCCAATTTGCTTAATTCTAGCAAATCACAATGAATTTCATCTTTTTCAAAAAAAATTTGTAAATCTACCAAATCTTTTATTTCGTCTATAATAATAAGTTGTTTTGGTTTAAAATTAAATCCATTAAATCTTTTTACTACTTTAAATTCAACATTTGCGTATGAAGCACAACACCATCCAGAATAACACTCTCCTTCTTCATCTGTTAATGTTATTTCTACTCTTATATTATTTTCAAGAATTACACAAAGAACATGTCTTTCAAATTCAGAATCTTTATATTCAAAATCACAATTAGAACCACTTACATATTTTCCTATATACTTTTCAATTCTTAACCCTATTATTTTCATCAATTATTCCTCCTCTGGCATTTCTTTCATCATTTTCTGAATTATCTTTTTTCTTTCAATTAGCACTTGTTTAGATGCTTCATCAACATGAGATTTCAAACCATTTTCTATTTCCTTTAATGCAATTCGATAAAGAAAAGGCAAAATCTCAAACTCTTTAGGTCCCATTAGAACCACTTTTTTGTTTTCAGTGTTAACTATTTTCATCAATATACTCCTGAAGTTCTTTAATTTCTTTCAACTTCTTTTCTATTAATTTCTGTTTTTGTTCTGTTTTTTTGTTTTCTTTATCTATTCTTTTATCATATTCTTTGTCAGTTTCTTCACGAATACCATAAAGAATGTAATATGCATTATCATAAGATCCTTTGCATATTATTTCTATATTTGAAACACCTGAATTTATATATTTCATTTCTAATGTTGATAATTTATCAATAACATCAGCAATTTTTCCTCCAAACTCATCGCAATCTAACATTTCTAATCTAATTTGTTTCTTTAGTTTTTTTGGTTTAATCTTTATTTCTTCAATAACTTCTATTTCTTTGTCTTTTGTTTTGTCTTTGTCTTTTGTTTTGTCTTTGTCATTAGCCATCTCAATCCTCCATTTCATTTCTAATTTCATAATTTTTAAATAATTCCTGCAATACTTTTTTATTTTCTATTTTCAACTGATTGAAATATTCTTTATCAACATTTTCAACAATTGAAAAATCAACATCTTCATCTATTTCTAAATCTAAATCCTTTATAGAAGTATCAACCTCTTTTGGTTTTAGTTTTTCTATAATCATATCAATTGAATTAATATATTTATTATCAATTGAATCTATATAAATTTTAACATATTTATTTGTAATAGTCAATAATTTTTTTTCAATTCCTTGTAAATCTTCATTATCTTTAATAAAATGTTTTTCAAAAAGATTGTTTTTATTTTCCATAAATTCAATTTCTCCTGAATCATTGTCAAAAATCCAACAGCCTTTTTTTTCTAATTCACCAAAATTTGTTTGCCAAGGATTTCCAACATATAAAATATTATCCTTTTCTTGTTGATTGTGAAAGTGACCTGAGAAAACTTTTGCATAATTTTCATAATCTGATTTAAATATTTGAGATTTCTTACATGTGTAATTTCCAGTCATTTTAAACCCTTTTAATGCAAAATGACCAAATAAATAGTTATCCTTTGAGTTGTGTTTAGATATAAACTCAGAAACATATTCATAGTTGTCTGTTGTAATCCATGGAACAAATACCATATTTTTATATTTGTAACATTGATCAACAATTGATAAGTGTTTCAAATTGTCTGAGAAAAAGTTTCCAACTGAATTATATTTGTGTGAATTTTTATAATACATATCATGATTTCCAACAATTGCAATATATCCAATATTTGTTTGTCTTTCTATCTCATTAAAAATATCTTTGAATATATTTAGAATTCTATTATCAGTGATTTTTCTTTTATCGTTTATATCACCTGTTACAATAATATTTTCTATATTATATTCTTTAATTATTTCTATTAGAGATAAAAGATAATTTTTTTGATAGTTTATAAAAAAATCATCTGTTTTTACACCGAAATGTAAATCACTCAAAATTAAATGTTTCATTGATATTCCTCATAGTAAATTCTATCTTCATTTTTATAATAACAAAAGATAATTAAATTTTTATAATATTCAATATAAACATTTATATTTATTTGTAAAATATTACTAGAGCTTTTATATAATCCACTTGATAGAAATTGAATTGAATAAAAATTTTTAGACTTTTCAATACATTTATTGAGCTTCATAACCAATACCCATGTAATTCTATATCTTGCTGTGTTTCAAAATTTCCTCTTAAATATAAAAAACATTCATTTTTACGTGTAAATGAATTATTACTAAAAATTAACACTATATCATTATGGCATATTGCATAATATACTCTATCTATTTTATTAATCCATACATTTTTAAATATATCTCTATTAGCTTCAAATATTCTATTCAGATTCATCTGTATTTCTCATAATCAATTGATAATACAGAATTTTCAGTATCTTTTAACCATACATTAAAATATGCAATATCAAAATAAATCCATTTCTTATAACTTAATCGTAATCCTTTAGAACCACTTAAATACAAACCACTTGATAGAAATTTAATACCTTCATTTGACTTTTCAAATCTTTTGTTAAGCTTCATTTGTATTCCTCATAATTATCAAATGTTTTAAAATTTTCTTTAACCCATACATTAAAATATGTAACATCAAAAAAAATCCATTCATAATTATTTAGATTTAAATTATAATATCTTATACTATTATAGTATCTTATACCATAATATAATCCACTTGATAAATATTTTTTATATTCATTTGATTTTTCAAATATTTTATTTAGTTTCATTTTTCATCACATCTTTTCAATTGTTCTAACACTGTAAACCCCTTTGACATTCTATATATTGCACCAAAACGAGTTGGTGTTATTTTTTCAATTTTAATTTTCCATTCACCACATCCAAGATTATATTTGAATGTGTGTGTTGTTATGAAAATTTCTTGCTCAGTGACAACAGGACTTGTCACATCATAATAAACCATTGTAAGACCTAATAGTCCAACAATAGTTATTGTTTTTATTTCTAGAGTTATTCCATTCCAGCTTCTTGAAATGAATCTTCCAAATGCTGAAACAAAACAACAAATTGCTATTGTAAAACCTATTATATACATTTTATTCTCCAAATCAAAAATTAACAACTCACAATACTATTATATTCTATCATTAAAGAAAAGTCAAGATATTTTTTGAAAAAGTTATATTTAAATGGTTCTTAGAGTTTCATATCAAGTGTATGAGGAATAAAAAATGTTTTTGAATAGTATGTTATAGGATTGGTTGAATGTGTTGTTAAACAGCTTTAAATTTTCTTAGAAAATATTCTGATTCTCTTCTAATTTTATTCATTTGACTTCTTGGAACGAAAAATCCAACAACTCTTGAAATGTTATCAATAATTTCACCACCACATTCAGCACAAACTTTCAAATTATTATCTCCAACATGAATATGACCATTTTCACATTTATTAAAATTATAATTAACAGCAAAATGTTGTAAACCACATTCAATTGCATATCTCATAATTTTTTTCATGTCTTCTTTTGATTTTATTTGACTATCAACATTTATATGACAAATACCACCACCTGATAAAGCTTTGAAAAATATTCCTTCATATTTCATTCTATCAAAAATATCCATATCAACAGTTAAAGGAATGAATTGATTTGAATACAATTCAAATGGTTGAACTTCTTCTCCATAAATTATTTTGTCTTTTAGTGCAAATTTAGGAGCAAGTGATTCACCAGGCACTTCTTCAAGATTATAATTAACATTTTCATTTTCAGACCACTCAGAAGCTTTATCATTAATATAATTAATAATATTTTTTTCAAGAGCTATTACATTTTCTTTAAGTTTTCCATTTTCATCATACATATCATTTCCTGTTAAGTGATACATCATTTCATGCATTCCTAGAATACCAATTGTAGAAAATAACATTTTATCAATGTTTATATAGTTTAATGGTTTAACAAATTGAAGAAATCCAGCGTCTGCTCTTTTATGTAATAATTTTCTATGTGCCTTTAATGTTTTATGAACCATATCTAGTTGATCATCTAAAATTTCATAAAATCTTTCAATTCTATTTTGATCATCTGATTGAAATTCACTTTCAATTGCTACTCTTGGTAAATTAATTGATACAACCCTATGACTACCTACTGATAATCCGCCATTCCCAAATGAATCTGCACCATTTAACTTTGTTTGAGAATTCAATCTGCAATTATGTGTGTTAATTCCTGTTGGTAATGTAAAATATGGATTTGTTTGATCTTTCATTTCAAAACAATATACATATTCATCTTTATAGATATTTGTTATATTTGTTATATTTTTAATTTTAAAATATATTGTGTTGTTTTTGAATTTATATATGTTTTTCTGTTTAGATTTATGTCTATTTTCATACCATCTAATACAATATAAAACATGATTTCTATTAAATTCTTCTCCTCTTATCATAACCTTTTCGTCTGTTCTATCTGAAATATTAATAATACTATTTTTACCAAGCGATGTTATTAAAACTTCAAAATCTTTGGATAATTGTTCTGATGTTGTATATATTCTATTACTATTTCCACCATCTGTTATATACATACCATCCAAAATTCCCTTTCTAAATTCAATCGATTGTAAAATCACATCTAAATTTAAACTCTTTTCATAGCAACATGAACCTTTTACCCAACGTTTAATTATTGTATGAAGCTCTTTTGATGATATAACGCAAGGATAAACATTATTATATTCTTTATAAAGTTTCATTTTCACATTTAAATTCCACTGTTCAAGAGCTTTAGCTATTATTTTGTTTAATTTTTCATATTTTTCCTTATTAATACTAAAATTAATTCTATTTTTTTCAGAACTACCATCACCAAGATATGCACCAATCAAAACTCCCTGCTCATAAGTTAAATTTTCGCTATGTTCTGGTATAGATTTTGTTTCATTTGTATTAAAAGCAATATAATCATTTTCGGTTAAATCTTTTGTTAATTTTTCACCATCAAATGTTAAATTTAAATGATCTTCTGTCATTTTTAAAATTTTATTATTAACAGTTTCAACTTGAAATATTTCTCTATTTTGTTTTAAAATTTTAACCATTTTAGCCTTAGACCAAAATCCATTTTGCCAAACTTTAAAATTTTCTCTATCAATCATTCTAGTTTCAACAATTTCCTTTATTGTTGATAATTTAACTCCGTTATTACTTGATTTTGTTAAGACCATTTGATCGTTTGTAAAACAACAAGAAGCAATTTTACCAACTGAATCAGAAACATATACATTCATAATGCTTTTTGAAATATTATGTTCTGCTACGATATCAAAAAATTCTTCATCTAATTCTATTTCATTTTCTTTATCATGTAGAAATGCAGATGTGAGAACTGGAAATCTGTATGGTTCATTTGTTGTAGGATCTCCTTTACAAAAGAATTTCATATATATTTTCTGAATCTTCATTACATAGTCAAAATCTGGTTTTGTAAAATCAGGAAACATATATCCATTAAATAATGCTTCTAAATTATTTCTACAAAAAAGACTTAGATTAGTAAATGGACTCTGAGATCCACGAGAAAATTTATTGTTAAAAATATACACAAGAGATTGAAAATGATTTTCTATTTGTTTATCAGTTAGATTTTCTTTTTTTGCATAATATGAATAATTCACAAATAAATCACCTATAGCAACAGCCCCTGCCATTTGGCTACTGGACAGATTCATCACTGTCTCAATTACTTGACCAATAAATGATGCTGCTGTTTTTGGTGGTATTGCTACTGGTTCACTCCAAGGTCTACCTTCTATCATTATTCGTGATGTTGTTGTTGAAAAACAATAAGGGACCTGTACATTTGTTGGGTCATGTAGGTAAATATCCGAATATATTATAGATTTGAATATTTTATTTGCTTCTTCTTCTCCATATTCTTTTTCAATCATTCTATAAATTAAAAAATAATTTTCTAATTTTAACATTGGTTTTGATAATTCACTAACATAATTAGCATGATTTATACCATTATCAACATTAGCATTAGAATCAATACTTATATCAGCAACATTATCTGTTAGAAAATATTTTTTGGAATTCTTTGCAAAATCTAAATTATCCCTACTAATTCCTTCAATTTCTAACATCAATCTACCCTTTTCATTTGAATGAATCTTATTGTATAAATCTGAAAAATTCTCTGGAAAATCCATACTAAACCTTAATGTCATCCTAACTCCTCTTTTCTATTTTATTATAAACAATACCTTTATCGTACCAGTAAACTTTTTTTAATCCATCTATTCTCCAAATCGATTGGTTCCTACTAGCCAACCAAAACTCATCAACACCATCATTCTCTACAAATATCCCAGTTTTCACATAATCAACACCATTAACCTGTCCAACCATATCATATCCAGTATAAACAAATGTTTTATATCCAATTCCTTTTGCAAAAACAGCCAATTCCTCAACAACTTTTTCATTCAAATCGTGCATTGGATCTCCACCACTAAACACAACCCAATCACATAATATTCTTCTTTTTTCTAATTCATCTTTAATAAATTCAATATCTAATCCACTTGAATCAATAGTCTGTAATTGTGGGTTTTGACACCCTTTACAATCGTGTATACATCCAGTAAACCAAATTGTGACTGATAGTGTAGACTCACTTAAAAAAGATGGTATATCATTAACTTCTGTTGTGATTGCTTTTATATTAGTTTTCATTAAACCTCTATTTTTCTGAGTTTAAAATTTGTTTTAAATTGTAAAAGAAAGTTATCATATTATTTATCTTTATAACGTTATTTTTATCTAAATTTTCGTGATATATTAGAGCATTATAAACTCTTGTTATAGTATTTATATTAGTAGTGAATTCTAATATATTTCTACCTATCCAACTGAAAATTTTTGTTGATGATTCTGTTTCTGCAAAACTAGCAATTTCTTCATGCTTTGAGTTGATTATTTTCATCAATAAATCTTTGTCTAATTTCTTTGGAATGCAATCAACAATTGAGTCTGTTACTGTGTTATTATTTTCAATGACATGTCGTCTTAGCAATTTTAAAACTGATCTGAAATCTGGAAGTGTATTTACAATAAATGATTGAAGTGATTTATTTTTTTGATCAAATTCAATACTTTCTTCTTTCAATATTTTAAAAACTCTTTTGATTGCTGGAACTGCTATTTCTTTCTTTTGTTTTGAAGTATAATTGAAAGATATTTTGTCCATTCTAGAAAGAATTGCATCATCTCCACATTTTTGAATTAATGTGTCATAGTTGTTAGTTGTCATAATGACACTACAATTGTTGGAATAGTCTTCTAAAGGCTTTTTCATAGCTTGTAATGCATCTGTTGTGAGTCTATCAGCTTCTTCTAACACAAATAGTTTTCTGTTTCCATTCATTGATCCAGTCATCATGTATGATTCAAAATTATTTCTGATGAAATCTATTCCATTGTGATGTGAACCGTTCCAAATAACCATTTCCATATTTAGATAATCAGCAAGGATGTTTAACATTGTTGTTTTTCCTATGCCGGGAGTACCTTCCAGAATTAGATGTGGTAAATATTCTTCTTCTATAAATTTATCAAATGTGTTTTTAATCCCTTTTGGAAGGATACAATCTGAAAATTCTTGTGGTCTATATTTTTCTTCCCATAGATATGATTCTGCTTTTTTTGACATTTCTCCTCCTCTATGAATATTTTTTCATTACTTTACACATTTTGTCAAAAATATCATCTTTAGAATAAATACCACCAGAACCTTTAGAATTTGAAATTTCATCGCGAAATTTTCCATCAATTGTAATTGTTAATTCAACACCTCTAGATTCTTCAATTGTAATATAATTTTCATCTCTAAAATTAACTATTAATTTATCTTCGTTATGTTCTGCAATTGATACACTATCAAAATAACAATCTTCTCCTAATTCATTTACACAAACATCTGGAAAATTATATCTTATATTTTGTTCCAATAACAGAAGTAAATTATAATTTTTATTTGATAATGCTTTATCATTTTTATTTTCTTGTGTGTTCATAATATCCTCCTAAATTGGGTGGTATATTTCAACCACCCATTGTTATTATAACTTAGCTTTTAAATACAGAATACCATTCGAGCAATTCTTTTTTATCATCATCGCCAATAAATGATCTACCATATAGAAATGTGTCTTTTGCAGCAACTTTTAATTTATCACCTTTCCTATTTTTTACTTCAATGTTGTGACCTTCAAAAATATAAAAATCCCACGATCCGCTTGATGGAATTGCGTCAATGTTCAATTGTTTTGAATATGAACCTAGAGAAGCTGTATTTTCACCTTTTAGAATGTGTGTTGATAAATTTTCACAACCAGGTGAATAAACAACTATTCTCATCTCTTCATCATTGCTATCTTTTTCAAACTTGATGAACGTGTTTGCATCTTTTCCTCTTATGAATGAAGCTGAAGATCTTATTTCATTCATCATTTTTTCATCAATTGAAAATTTGTAGAAAGAATCTGATTTTAGAAAATCACCACAACTGTTAAATGCATTGTTTCCTGATTCTGCAAGATCTATTTTGAATCTCATTGCATTTTCATTTGACATTCTGTAGGTTAATGCTCCCGTTAGATCTTTTTTTGAAATAACTAGATCTGATTTGTTGAAAGAAATCACTGGTTCATTGTACATTACTAGCATTTTCATGAAAGTTGATAGATCTGAAATTCCAAATTCTTTTTCAAAAATTGGTGATGATGGAATGTATCTGATTCCTGTTGTTTTGTCTTTTTTAACATTTGTGATTTGATCTTTTCCAAACCATAGATCATTTTCAATTGTTGCAATTGATTTGAGTGCAGATAAGTTTAATTTCATTTATTTTCCTCCTGAAGTTTTTCATTAAAATATTTTTTTGCCTTTGAAAGAATGTGTAACAATATTGCACCAATACATACTGAATATGAATTAAGTGGTGAAATTGAGTCTAGAATTAATACAGTTGAACCAAATATAATATATGGTGCAAGTTTAAGTGCTACTTTCTTAAATGATTTTATTTTTTTCATTTATTTTCCTCCTTGTTTATATTAGTCATCTATTAGACTATCAACATCAAAATCATCTAAATCTTCTTCAATGATTTCTTCTTTAACTTCAATTGGTGTTGCAACTTCAGAAATTACTTCTTCTTTAGCAACTTCTTCATTTACTTCAACTTCTTCTTCAACTTCTGATTTATTTCCATAGAAAATATCTATTTTTTCTTTGAGTTCATCATAATCATAGAATGTTCCTATTTTCTCAGTTAGATCAAAATCGCCTGAAATAATTTCTTTGATTTTCTCACGATCGCCATTCATGAAAGGACTCGGTCTTAGAAATTTTGTCCCATCGTATGAATCCCATTGTCCTGCTTTAGCAATTTCAATCCAAATATCAGCACCATTCATAACATCGAAAGGATCAAGACCTTTTTGAATTATATTACCTTCTTTATCTACAGCGTCTTTCATATCACCTTTTAAGCATCTCATTAATCTGCCATCAAAATACATTTTTTTGATAGTTCCATTATTTTCTGGATTTAATGTATCATCATAGATATATACATTCACCCAACCAGATAATTTTGATTTCTTTTTTTGATATTCTGCATATCCAGAAGGATTTTCATTTGCATTTCCTACCCACGGATTTAATTCACACATTGGACATTTATGAAGCTCTTCACCTTCAGGAATATCAAAAAATCCTTTATTATTCTTTTTAAATTTCAAATCATTCTGAAACCTAAGACAATTGAAATTCAATTTCTGATTTCCTTTTCTTAGTTTGTGAACTTTTTTCTGTAACATAAAAAGATTATCAATTCCAGAAAATTCATTTTCATGAAAGTTTGGAATCATTCTTAATTTTATAGTGTTTTTTTCACCGTTTTTACCTGACGATAAGAAATAAACATCATTATCATCTTGATAAGAATTCTCAGTTGTTGATGGTTCTTTAACTGATAAAGAATCATCTTTTAACTCACCATTAAACATAGCATCAAATTTAGCATCAAAGTTACTCATACATTTTTCTCCTTTTTGTTTTCTAGCATTTCGTTTTTTGCAATCATCTTTGTTGCAAGTTGCATTATTATACTTATTTTTTTCATTTTATTAACAAAAATCATATCCTTCCTCAACTTCATGTGATTTTCCAAACATGTTTTTTTCTTTTAGTTCTAATTCTAAAAGTCTTTTAAAATTTGATTCTTGCATGAATTTTGTTTCAAAGAAATCTTCATCAACAATTCCTTCTTTATGATATATCATCATTGCATCATAATATGAATTCATTAATTGACCAAGATTGATAAGTGAATCATGAATGAACTGAACAGATAGTTCATTTGTTTGAATATAATCTCTTAATTCAACTGGAATATAATCTTCAACAACTTTTCCAGTTTCAATACCAAGATCATTTGCTCTTTTGACATGCTCTCTGATGTCTTTCATTTTCAATTCCTCCTAAAGAACGATTTTACATATACTATTATACTTATTTTTTAAAGAATGTCAAGCTTTTTTTATAAATAAACATAGAATTATTTTTAGGAGTAAATTATGAGTTATGAAAATCCATTATGGAATCGATACAATCAATATCAAAGCAATGTAGAATATACAACAAAAAAGAATATGATTGATGACATGATAGCGCAAAAAGGGTTTGATGTATTTTATCTACCAAAAACAACACCAGATATTGACAAACTATTCGGTGAAGATCCAACACAAATATATAGTTCAGGAATTCAACTTACTGTTTATGGCGATGTGAAAAATTGGTCTAGTGGTGAAGAACTATTTGGAAAGTTTGGGTTTATAAGTGACTGGTCAAATATAATTCAAATAACAGTTGGAAAGTGGCAAAGTAGAACCAGTACAACGGAACCAACAATTGATAGTTTGTTTTATATTCCTAACTTCGGAAAATGGTTTCAAGTTTCATCAGAAAACACAAGGGAACCATTCTATTTTGCTGGTCAACCATTAGTATATAATATTCCTATATCTGAGTATAAATTTTCACATGAAGTTATTTCTACTGGTGTTGATGATATTGATGATAATGTTCCAAATTCAGAACAATATATAAATGATGAAAATGAAGTTGTTGAAGAAATTGAAAAGGAAGAAGATATTTTGACTGAGTTTGATGATTTAAATAATTTATTTAATGATGATCCAGAATAGATTTTTCACTCATTTATATTTACCCATGCTTTACTAAAATCCTAACCAACTAGACGACACTCACCACGATAAACTTATTTATTTTCTTCTTCATCTAGAAGTGATATATATTCAAAGTTTCTATCTATATCACAATAATCTCTTAATCTATTCATTTAAAACCTCAACTTTGAAAATATCTCTAAAATTTTTGACTTTAAATCCGAATTTCTCTTCTTTGATGAATTCTCTCAATGATACGCTCAATTCATCAATATAATCCAAATATTTAATTCTTTCGTATATAGTTTCCGGGTTTATGACATTATAAAGTAATTCTTTGCCAACCATAAATGAACCATTTTTAAACTCTACAACACCCTCAAGTTTTTCAAGATACACCTCATCAACTGAGTAGTTCAATTGTGGTTCTACGTCGAAATAATCCATAGCGTCAGAGTGATTTTCATACAAAGATATATAAGATATTTTGTCACCTACATATATTTCAATATTATTAGAATCCTTAAGACCCTCGATATTATGCTTTTTCATTATCCTCTCCTTTTTGTTCATCACTAAATAAAATTAACAATTTACTTTTATATTATCGCATGTATTAAATCAAATGTCAACACTTTTTTCAATTATTTTATGTTTTTATTTCTTTTTCATATACTGGATGTTGTTCCATTTCATAAAAGTCCTTTCTTTTTATGTAATGATTATACAAATATCCATATGGTGAATAATTATTATTATATTCTATTTTATCGACTATTTCCCATACAGTTGCTTTGTCTTTAGATTCGTGTTTACGCATGAGACGACCAATTGACTGAATACAAGTATAATTCTTTATTCCTGGTGATTCAGTAAAAATAGATGTATGTATATTTTTAACAGATTCTCCAGTACTGAACACTCTATAACTAGCAACTAAAATACAATCTACATTTTCTTCTAATGTTTTTTTTATTTCTTCTCTTGATTTTGTTAAAATAGATCCATCTATATACATAATATTCTTATTTGGAAATTTTTTCTTAAGTATTCTAACAATACTCTTTCCGTATTTTATTAATTTAAACAAACATAAAACATTTTGTTTGTCATATTTTTCAATGATCTGTGTTATTACTTTCTTTTTCTTGTCATTTTGATTAACAAAATAACATTCATCTTGATAATTCATTTTTTGATATACTTTTGGATAATTTAATATTAGACTTTTTATTTCAATATCAGGAGCAAATCCCATATTTATTAATTCACGTTGACTGACACTATAAGTTAATTTACCAAGTAACCCAGTTATTACTTTTGAGTTTAGATCATCTAATGGCATTGTTCCAGTAACTCCAGATTTATATTCTGCATTAATACATTTTTCTAAAATTTTCTTTTTTAAAACAGGACTTTTTGCTCCATGACATTCATCCACTAAAACCATTTCAAATTGATCTAGAAAACTAGATGGTTTATTCTGTAAACTCTGCCAAGTTGTTAGAAGACAACTTTCATCAAATTCATCAAACTTTTCTTGTTCACTATTTAACTTTCTTACTAGTTTTCCTATAATGATTTTATCATTTGTTTCTGCATATTCTATAAAATTTCCATAAATTTGATTAACTAGATTAATACTTGGTACAATTATCAATGATTTTTTTGATTTGTCCTTTCTTATTAATTTGAAAAACATTATTAAAATATAAATTATCAATGATTTTCCAGAACTCGTACATGACAAAACTGTCTGTTGTTTATTTCTAATTACTTTCATTATTGAATCTTTCTGAAAAAATCTAGGAGTTAGAGAAGGTTTAACCACTTCAATCAACTTATCATATTGTTCATCAGTAAACTTGTTTCTTGTCTTTAATTTATCATCTAAAACAAAAGATATACCCACTGACAAGCAGAAATCAATCAATTCACTCAAAAGTCCTTTGTAAAGATATTTGTCTCTGTATAAGAACTTATAAGTCTTTGTTACTTTCTTTCTGTTTTCCCATGTTTCATATGTATGTGTGAATTTGTTTTTGATCAGACGAAAAGTTTCATTTGAAAGTGTTTTCAAAGAAATGAAAACGTTGTTGTGATAGTTGATATGTAGCAAAATATAATACCTCCAATGTTACTGAAGATATTTATATTTTGATTATTTAAACAGAAATCAAGAATTATTTGACATTAAAAAATGGAGCCTACAGTAGGGATCAAACCTACGACCTACAGGTTACAAATCTGTTGCTCTATCAACTGAGCTATGTAGGCACCTAGTAACATTAAACTGCATAGTAACATAAATAGTGTTACTGTGCAAAAAAAGTGTGACTGAAGAGACTCGAACTCTCATTACTGGGACCACAACCCAGTGTCCTATCCAATTGGACGACAGTCACCATAATCAAACTTATTTATTTTTTATTCAAATTCAAAAACATCAACATCGATCTCTTGCCAAACTTTTTCATCAACTTGATAAAATCTGAAAACAGATTCATCAACAACAACTTTAAAGTTTTCTTCATTATCCTTTTCAATAGAATCAGATATTTCGCTCATGTAGTCTAAAAACTCTTGTGAAAGGTGTGTTGAACAATTTTCATCCAGATCAACATATCTTTCAAGCATGAGTTTTTTTGTTCCTTTGAGTGCTTTGTCTTTGCCTCTTGGAAGAAAGGTGATGATGATTAGATGTTTTCCGCCGTCTTTATCTTTATAATCTTCTCTATAATCAACAACTATTCCCTGTTTGAGTGACTTGGAGAAAAACAAATATGGTCCAAATGCATTTTTGAAAGATTTGATCTTATCGATAGATCTTTTGTAAAGTGTTTCAATTTCATTCTTAGATAGTTTGGATCTTTCTATTTGTCTAATTGTAGAATGTTTGGTTACAATCACTTTCTTTCCTTTGTGAGCAAATACAACTTCTGAACTTTCTTCTAATTTGATTTTGTTTCCTTCTTTTATGATTTTCACTTAAATTCTCCAATTTTATAAAAATGATCATAAAACTTCCTAACATGCTTATTATAAGATCTTTTCACAAGATATAATCTATCTTTGATTTCTTCAAATCCTTCCTTTTCAAAAAAATAAGGATAATCATCTATTAGAATCATATCAGAATTGTTTTTCAACAAATCAACTTTTTCTTCAAAATTCTTTGTGAAAATGATATCATTGTTGAGAAAGAAAATCCTATCAAGAAACATCTTTGTCCAATATTCTCTGTCAGGCTTTCCACATTGGTTTGTTAGAAAGGTTATGTGTTTCAAACCAATTCTGTTGATATCTGCAATAACATCTGGAAATGATGGACAATCATACAAATATTTCTTAGGATCAATTTTCATTTTGTCCCATGCTTCTTTTGGAAGTTTCCAAGTTTGTATATTGTCAACTCCAAGTCCTTTGACAAAATCACGAATAACTCCATCAACATCAAAAAAATATTTTTTCAAATCAACCTCCAAATATATCTTTCATTGATTTTTTGAATTCTTTTTCCAAGAATTCTTTTGCTTCTTTTTCAGTCATAACATCCTCAAATTTATAAGGTGTTACAGAAGGTTTTTTATCAACTGGTTCTAAAATCAATCTCACAACCATTTTATCACCATTGTAAAAATTGACATGACCAAAAACCAATCGTTTTGCTAATGTTCTGTTAGTAAATTTTCCGTCTGCTATATCTTCTATATTTGCACGAAGATAAACAGATTTTCCAATTTCGAATTCTTCTGGAATGTTTGATGTATTTCTTTCTTTCATGATAACCTCCTAAATTTTAAAACAACCTACAATTTAATTATAATTTATTTTTTTAGAAAAGTCAAGGATTATTTTGTTTTTCTTTGTGACGCCATAGAGCAACTTTCACATTAAACCCTTACATAGACATTAAAAAAGTGTTTTTGTTTCTCAGAACGATAATATGACGTTTTTAGATGGTGTTTAGAATAGTTTTGATTGATTCATTTTCCATTATTTCACAATCTTTAAAAAATGGAATACATTTTTGAGCAAATGCTTCTGAACTGTGATTTTTTAATTCATATCGCTCTGATTTATAATTACAAAATATAAATTTAGCACCACAATCAATTAAACAATTTACCTCGTTTGTAAATCTACAATCAGTTATCAAAATATAATCCTCAGTTGATGAATTAATTTTTAACATCATTTTATTCACCCAGACATTTTTATCATAATTTCTCATTATATCTGTTCCAAGTCTGATTAAAATTTCACGTCCAGAAAATTCACCACCAAAAAAAGAAAATGTTGATTTTTTGAATTTTTCATACTCCTCTTCCGTTTTTGGTGTCCATCCAATTAACAACCAAATCATTTCACGCAATGCATCTGCAAATTTGATTGTTTTAACAGTCCTATCTTTCGATTCTAGATGTTTTTTCATCTCATTGGCTTGATAGTCCTTACCCGATCCAATTACGCCAATATATGCTATTATTTTCATGCTTGCCTCCTAAATAAAATCTGGTAAAATCATATCATATGTATAAAGATGATCTTCTGAATTATCTTCTTTATTTTCTAATATATTTTTTTTCATATATTTATTTGTCATTCCTACCATTTTTTTAATCATTTCATTTGCTTGTTTTTCTTTTCTTTTTATATTTTTTAAAACTGTGCCTTCTTTGTGTGATATCACAAAATAAACATTAACTTTTCTTTGTTGTCCAAATCTCCAACACCTTCTTATTGCTTGATATATTTGTTCAAAAGAATCTGATAAACCAGTAAACACTATATTATTACAATGCTGCCAGTTCATACCAAAACCTGCTATTTTTGGTTTAGTAACTAAACATTTTATTTTTTCTTTCTGAAATCCTAGCATTGATTCAACTTTATGTTTATTTTTGTCAGATCCCTTTATTTCAACTGAATCTATAATTTTATTAGATAATGTTTTTGATTCGTCATTTAAGTCACACCAAACAAGCCAATAATCACTAGATTTATTCACTAAATCAGCAGTATAATCAGTTCTTATATCAATTGTTGATTTTCTTGCATTTCTTCTTTCTGATAATGTTTTTGATGAATTGTCTAATATATATTCACCTGTAAAAATATCAATTCTTAAATCATCAGAATCAACTATTATTTCATTTATTTCTAATTCTGGTAAATCATATCTATCATCTTCAAATCCTAATTCTTTTGGGTGTGTTAAAACACATCCCCATGTTGCAACCCACTCCCAAAATTTATCTTGTGCATGTGGTTTTATTAACCATTTTTTAGTATCTCCAGCATCATTAAAAAAGAATGTTGATAACATATGTTTATATTGTAATACATCTAAAAATTCAGAATGATTTCCAAGTTCCATATAATCATTAGGAGATGGTGTTGCAGTAAAACAGAATTTATACGAATATTTTTTAAATTTTTCAATAATCAAATTTCTATATTTTCCTGTAAAATTTTTTAAAATTGATGATTCGTCCAAAATAATGCAATCAAATTTATCAACTTCAACATTTTCAATTTGTTCATAATTTATAATGTTAATTCCTTCTTTAAATCCATATCTAAGATTATTAATATTTAAATTTAATTTTTCTTTAGCTTCTCTAATAGTTTGTTCAGATACAGCAAGAGGTGCGAATATAATAACATTCACATTCTTTGTTTTGTTTATTATATTTGCTATTTCTAACTGAATTAAAGTTTTGCCTAATCCTGTTGATGCAAAAACAGCACTTTTACCATTTCTAATTGCCCATTTAATAATGCTTTTTTGAAAATCAAACAAAACAGGATTTATATCATCTAATTCAATATCAAATCCAGTATATTCAAATTTTATTATTTTACTTTTTATGAAATCATTATAATTATTATTCATTTTAACTCCTTAAATAAAAGTAAATTCATCTGTATCATCAAATTTAGAAAGATTTAATTTCATTTGTTCAAAATATTCTTTTTTTAATTCAATTGCTATTGCTTTTCTTTCTAAATTTAAAGCACAATAAGGTTCAGTTCCAACACCACCAAATGGACTCAAAACAACATCTCCAGGATTTGAATATAACATTAAACATCTATGAATAGAATCAAGCTGTGTTGGACACATGTGTTTTGTGTCTCCTTCTCCTTTTTCTGCTCTATAATTTAATGTTTTTGTTTGTCTAACATCCATCCAAACTGGGCTAGCTAATCTTCTCCAAAAATTATGAGAATATTTTATATCATCTTTATCAAATTCTGGAGGATTACTTCCTGGATATTCTAAATTACAAAATCCATCTTTATGTGATACAAAGTTTTCATTATCTCCTCTTTTTTTCATTGTGATTATATAATCAGGTAATCCAGATCTACAAACACTTGAATCTTTTACTATTTGTTTATGAGCAAGTCCTATTGCTTTTGTTCTAACAGCCTCAATTAATGGATCTTTCCATATACAATGACGTGAATGATAAATCATATCATATTTTTGATGCATTCTTATTATTTCTCCAGGAAAATCTCTTAATCCCATAAATCCGTGTTTTGATTTTGAATATGGTGTATCCATACAATGAATTGAAATAAGTCTACCAGGTTTTAATATTCTTTCTGTTTCTTTAATAATATAATCATAATGTGTAAGAAAATCTAAATCATTCAATGAATTAGATATATCATGTATTGAATCTGTATAATTAAATAAATCAAAGAATGGTGGACTATAAACAATATAATCAATTGAATTGTCTGGAATACCTTGTAAAATTTTACAAGAATCACCATTGTAAATAGAATAATTTTCTGTAATTTTTTGATCAATAACTTTCATAATACCTCCTTATGAATAAAATAAAAACTATCTATATTATACTTATTTTTTTCTATAAGTCAAGAACTTTTCATATCTTTTTTTGATATCACTCAGATCATAGTCTTTATATTCATTTCTGAATTGATTGAAAAATCCACAATTGTTCATTTCTGGACATCCAAACCTATACACACATTCAGGCACACAAACAAGATATAGTTCTGGTTCTTCTTCTTTGAATGTTTCTAGAAGTGATTTCCATGCTTCTCTAGTCTCTTTGTGTGATTGATTACATAACCGTTTTCTAGATATGTTGATGATTGCTTGTGCGTTTGCCTCACAATTGTGGTTAACTGGTGTGTCTTGTGGTGATTTGTCTCTGTTGTTGTTTGTTCTATCATTTCTTTGTGTGGATATGAAATGAATTGTCCCAATTGAATGTCTGCTGAAATGTGTTGCAATCCAACTTTTCAAACCTTTCCACGTCCAGTCTATTTTTAATTTCCTAATTGGTGAATGTTCTGCAATCAATAGATTTAGTTTGAATTTTTTAGATGGTTCTTTATCAAGTGGTGATTTATTAACTGTGTTTCTTGCTGCTGAAAGAATACTTGTCCATGTGTTAGATATGTTGTTTAGAATGACTTTCAAGTGTGTGCTCCTGTTGTTTGCTGTTCAAATGATTAAATTTCTAATATGATTATTTTTCATTCGTTTATATGCTCTAATACTGCTTCCTATATAAACTTTATTATTAACCAAATTAGTAATTTTATAAATTACACAAATTTCTTTTTTAATTATTTTTTCTAATAATTCTTGACTTTTCATCTTGATCTCCGTATAATATATATAACTTATAGGGTGTGTCACTCCGTAACACAAAGTTGAATGAATTCCAGTTCATTCAACACCCTTTCTATTATTTATTTATAAAAACATATAGAAACAAAAAAGGCGCCCAAGAAGGACGCCTTATATCGGAGAGTTGAGAGTTGGGTATTAATTAAGCAGTAAATGTTATTGGTGGAGAAACAACTTTTCTACCATCATCAAATTTAACAACAGCGTAAACAGTTGGTCCACCTGTGGCTTCTTCCACATCCACATCCACGGTTCCATCAAGCTCACTAACAAGTAAAAGTGTTTGTTTTGCTTCTAATACTGCAAGAATATCACCAGCAGTTCCTATAGCTAAACTATCGCTTGTAGCAACAGGAACAATTCCTCTGTTATCGCTAGAAATATAAAATTCTACAATACCAGCAGAATTAACTAGTGCATCACCAGCAGAATCAAGAAGTTGCATTCCTACATTAATTTTATCAGATCCTTCAGCGCCAATTGTCCATATAACAGCGTCTGCTACCACTTCATCAATTAAAGTAACAGTGATAGTGGTGATTCCCGTTCCGCTTGCAGGATCTTTTATAGTGCCAGAAAAATTCAATCTTGTTCCAAGTGTTTTTAAAAGTGCTTGTGGTTTGATGTAGAAAGTTGTTGTAGCAGCCGCAGTGATTGCTCCGACTGCAAGAGTGATTGTTTCATAGTCAGTTGTTCCAGCTGCATTCTGAACTTTGATTACAATAGTACTTCCCGTTGGTAGATCTTCACCAGTTGTAGTTGCATCTATCTTAAGAAGTTTTTCTCCTGTAAAACCATCCATATCGAAATCATACGCGGTGTCTCCTGCTGTAGATGCTAAAGACAGAGCATTAACAGGTTTTGTCCAATCAGTGTTTGCAACTAAAATACCAGCATCCACTAGATCTGAACCATAGTCTTCATCTAAATCAACTGAAACACCATCAGCAATAAATTTTGTTATGCCTGAATATAAATCCAGCGTACAATCAATAAGTGTTGTGTAACTTTTTTTCATTTTTTTCTCCAAAAATTTTAATTAGTAATTACCATCTTTATTTATATATTCTCTAATATTCTTTCAACCAGTTGTTTCTTATTGCCTTTGTCATCAACTTTCAACGTCTTGCATATCTTTTTCAATTCTTTGTTTTTCAATTCGTACAAGTCTGCTTCTTTGTATTTATTATCTTCTGTAGCATTTTCAACAGGAATTATAGGTTCTATTTCAATTTCCTCTGAAATTGTTCCATCTGCTTCGACAACTTGTATTGTATCATAAAATTCTACTTCAATTTCTTTTTCTTCTTCAACTTCTTCATCAACTTTAATAACTTGTGAAATAGAAATATCATTAAGTGAATCATCAAGAACAACATTTATATCTACTTCTTCAACTTTTTCTTTAATCTTTGGTGCAAAAAATTGTGAATAAGCTGTATATTCACTATCTTCCAATTTAACAATATCTCCAAACTTTAATGTCAATGTTTTGTTTCTGTTAAATGATATTGTAATTGGTTTTCCTTCATTTCTTCCTATGAAAACATACATTTTCTTCATTTTTTATTACCTCCTAGCAATTTCTTTAAATTTATTTTCACTTTATTGTAATTTACATATATATCGGAGTTTCTAAAATTTGCCATATATTTTTGAATTCTATCTGGAATGCAATTTCTTTTTATCAACTTTGAAAATTCATTTTTATTCATATCAAAACATTTCTTTTTATAATGTTCTGAATCAGGTTCAGATTTTTGGGTTACATCATACGTTGCAATTCCACTTGTTGTCATTGTTTCATTCATTTTATTTCTCTTTTATTGTTTTATATTTGTTTATTTATAATTTTCAAAACCATTCAAAATCATTTTTTTCAATGCAATTACTATTTTTCTTTAAAACCATTATTTTTTCATCATTTTCAACTAATTCCTTTGATCCTGATTTTTTTCTTGAAATATTTTTCATATCTATCTCATCATATAAATAAAATCCATTGTCTATACATATTTTCATTGTGTCATTATAAAGATCATATTTTTTATATGGTTTAATATTAACCAATAGAGTTCCTTCGTTTATTAAATATTTTTCAATATTAATAACAGTATTTTTCCAGTAATCATTTAACCAATCTTCATAATTTGTATTCTCATTACAACTTTGTTTACCTATCTTATAATCCTCTAGTAAAAAATAAGGAGGACTAGAAAAAGCAACTCCCATTTTATCTTCATATTCTGGAATAAATAATTCACTACCTTGACATTTAACATCAAATGTTGCGTTTTTATGATAATTTGTTTCTAAAAATAATTGTCCTAGTTCTTTTAATCTAGGTGTTAAAAGATAATTTGGATCTGTTCCAAAATAATTTATATTACATGATAATGAACCAAGTAATCTATCACCCCAACCACATGAATAATCATAATAATTGTTGTTTATGTTATATTCATATAAAATTTTTCTAACTTGACTTATTGGAAAATTTGTTGGTTTTTTTGCAACACCTATACCAGCAAGTCTAAAAACTGTATCCATTTTATTAGATATACTTTCATTTTCTTCAAAATATCCTTTTAATTTTTCAACTTGTTTAATAAAATGACCCAAAATATCATTACTTTCAAAAACATCTTCAATAGACCATTTTGCACTATGAACAACAACCTTTGATTGTATGTCTCTAAAAAAATATTTTTTAATATTTGAAACTTTAATTGTTCCACTTGAAATATATTCTAATTCTTCGACAACTTCTTTAATATCTGGTTTCTTAAAATATTCTTCTTTTAAATTAATACGTTCTTTCTCTGTTATTTCACACCATGTTTTTGTTTTAAAAGTTTTTCCTTTATATTCTATAATTTTTATTTTTTCATAGCACATTTAAACACCATATTTTTTAATTATTAATTCCTTGGCTGATTCTATAATTTTTTCACAATCAAAATTTAATTGTTTATAAAAACTACTAAAACTAAAACATTCATATGCTCTATTAAGAATATCTAATTCTTCTTTGTTAAAAATTCTATTAAATGTTTTAAATATTTTTAAAGATTTTTTATATTCTTTATTTTTAAAATGTTCTTTAGCAATATCAGTTTTTGTTTTCATAAATCAAACACCAGTCGACCCAAAACCATTTTCTCCACGATCGGTTTCATCAAGTTCTTTTACATATTCATAATTTTCTATATTTATTGGAATTGTTAATAACTGTGCTATTCTATCACCAACATTAACTTTAAATGGTTTATCTCCAAAATTATATAAAAGAATTTTAACTTCCCCTGTGTACGTTGAATCTATACACCCTGCACCAACTTGAATTCCGTGTTTTACTGATAATCCACTTCTGGACCATATTATGCCAACATATTCATTTGGAATTTTTATATATAAATCTGTTGATAATAATTTTCTAGCATTTGGTTCAATTATAATTTCTTCATTTGATTTTATATCTAACCCAGCATCAAATATATGTCTTTTATATAATTTAGAACCTTTTTGTTTTCCTTTAATTTTTTTATATCTTCCCTTTTCATCTCTTTTCATTTTCATGTCTTTTACATGTAATGAAGTATGATCACCCAATGACATAATTTCTAAGTTTTCAATTGTATTATTTAATTTATTTAGATCTTTATGATGAATAACAACAGAAGGATCTAAAAATAATTCGTCAAAATCTTTTACACCAATTAAATATTCAGAATCTGGATAATTTGCTCTTAAATGTTCTTCCATTATTATTCTATGTAAAAAAATTTTGTTACTACTATTTTTAAATGGATGTGTTAAACATCTCAAATCTAAATATCCGTAATTAGTTAAAGATAAATCACCCTTATATGTTGAATTTAATTCTCCTTTTAATCCATATTGATGATTTTTTTCACCTAGAAATTCAGTCTTTTTAAGCTCATATGCACATTCTTTAGAACAACATATTTTTTCTTTATCTTTTAATCTGTTTAATCTATGAGGTTTAACATGAAATGTTTTTCCACATATTGAACATTTTACGTTATCTGATAATTTTTTTGAAATATCAGAACATTTTCTAGAACAATATTTTGCTTCTCCTTTCTTAAATCTACTAGGATATATTTCAAATGTTTTTCCACATTGTAAACAAGTAAGTTTAATCATTTAAATCTCCTTATATTTCTTTTAAATTTTCAACAACAACAATGTCTGCTTTGGGCACATATTGAAGCACTCCCTGAGCGATTCTCATGCCCTTCTTAACACGAAAAGAATAATCTGATGTATTGTATAGGATGATCTTTATTTCATTATTATTATTTTCATCTATAGTGCCTGGTGCATTAAGAACAGTCAAACCTTCCCTTGCAGCAAGTCCACTTCTTGGTCTTATTTGAATTTCATAACCTTTTGGAATTTGACACCTTATTCCAGTGGATATGATTTTCCTTTTTCCTTTTGGAATTATGACAGTTTCATTTGCAGCAATATCAAACCCACTTGCACCTTCTGTCTGATATTCAGGTATCTTTACACCTTTGTCTAATTTTAATTTTAAAACTTGATTTTCCATTCTTCCTCCTTTGAAAAATTCTCTGATCATCTTATCTTCATTTATTATTTTCATTTTTCACCATTCTCAAACCTCTTTTAATATTAATTAATTTCATTTATTATTTTCATTTGTTTTCCATTTAAATGTTCCTAATGAAATTGTAGTTCCTGAATATTCTTTTCCACAATTTTTACATTTATATATGTGTGAGTTTGCAGGTCCATATACACTATCAAATTCTTCCTCTTTAAATATTTCATAATCATGTTTATCATTCATACACTTTATATCTTTCCATAAAGTTGTTAGTATCTTTTTAATCATTTACTTTTCCTCATCCATTTCTTTTTCTATTTGTTTTGAATAATCTAGCAACGCCTTAGAATGTTTTTCGATCTGTTCTGATGTCATGTGTTTAGAAAATGATAAAGTGCTGTCAACAAAGTCTGCTTTGCTATTAAGCGCTATTGCTGTTAAGGTCATTTCAACAAATAAACCTTTATCTTCACCAAAGAACTTTTGTGTCCAATCATTTAGAATTAGGTTTAATTCTGTCATTGCGTTTGTTTTTTCAACTAATTTTTTTTCTTTCATTTTAATCCTCATTTCCACAATTATTTGACATTATTTCTATTACTGTAAGATGACAATATTCACCACCATTCAAAATACATTGTTTATATGCATTTTGATATTCGGTAGTTCTTTTACATCGGCTTTCCTTCCTAATATCATCAATAGTTATAATATAAGAAAGAATGATAATTAATATAACAAGAATACTAAGTTTTGTTGTCTTATTTGTAGGATCATGATCATATTCCCATTTTCCTGTTTTTTTATTTTTAACTAATATTGACAATTTCCTTCCTCCTCTTTTGGTGTAATATCATGTTTCTCTTGTTTTTCATCAACCAAAAATACATAAATATCTTTCTTACTTTTGTATTTTGCATATATTTTCAAATACTATATACTCTTGCTCATAACATACTCATATTTGATGATAAGTCGCTCAAATGAATATTTACAATAAAATAGAACACTTGTTGTAATTTTGACATCTTCTGGAATTTCAACAGTGAAAAATTCGTCTGTCTCTTTAGTCGTGTAATTATATCACTCATTTCGACACCCATTATAACTTTGTTTAATATTACAATTAATTTTACTAGTTGTTTTATATTCAACAAGTTGAAATACAATTTCATACCATAAACATATATTACAATAATCTAAAATACTATTGTCAGTTTCATATTCTTCAGGATTTTTTAATATTATATCTATTATTTTTAAATATTCATTATTATTTAAACTAAAAAATGATTTTTTTAGGTGTTCTATTATTTTTGATTTAGCTTCAGATTTCATTTTTTCATATGTATCATTTTTCAAACTTATTAAATATTTTGGTGTTAATACTCTTCCTTCATTTATTATTATTTTTTCTACTGTTGTATTAGCAAATTCACACTTTTCACCAATACATTTTTTTCCAACCAATGGACATACTTTTTCAACAAGTTTTTTTTCTTTCATTTTAATCCTCCTTTAAATAATAACATCCATTAGGTGAGCTACAACACCCACCAACAAACAATGAACAATCAGAACAATTAGGTTTGAATTTCTGTTTCTTTGTTTCAGAATTTCTTTCATTAAATTTTGTAATTAATTCTTCTTTGGTATTTGCATACAATTCATCACCATATTCACACATACAAAGTGCAACATGTGATGGTTGATTTTTATTAGCTTCTTGTGAAAAAATAGTTGGATAATGATTACATTTTTTACATTTTACAAATCCAACTACATTTATTTCTTTCATATTAACCTCCTAATATAATAAAATGTTATTATAATTATACTTATTTTATAAATAATGTCAAGATAAATTTTAAAAAAGGTGAAAATAATGACAACTTTAGCAGATTTTAAAACAAGAATACTTAATAATATGGGTGATGGATTTCATGTAGTTGAACTAACAGATCCTCAATTTACTAATGTATACAGACGTTCAATGAAAAGGATGATAGAAATGCATTATGATGGCGCAAAAGAGCAAGTTTATGTGCTAACACTTACTTCTGGAACAACTGAATACACACTACCAAGTAATATTCACTCAGTAACTGGATATTATAAAGCTGATAATTCAGCAGCAGGTGGAACACCATCATGGAGAAAACTATTCTTAGAAAGAAATATGACTAGTATAGCATTAGGCAATATAATGGATTATTCAATCTTTACTGCTTATATGAGAGATATTGATATAACATTTGGGCAAAAACATCTGTTTAGTTTTAATAAAAATACAAAGAAATTACAATTCCTAAACACTCAAGGATTAAATGATATTGCTCTTGAAGTGTGGATTGACAATTCTATTGATGATAGTGAATATTTACATGATGATGAATTTTTTGAAGAATTTGTAACACAGAAATGTATACTACAATGGTGTATGAATTTAAAAAAATATTCAGGGGAATTATTAAGTGGAACTACTGTAAATTGGCAAGAAATGGAACAAACTGCAAGAGAAGAACTTGAAAAATTAGAACAAAGAATGAAAGAAGAATACATGGAGGTGTATGATATAATGATTGGATAGGATTAACTGTGTTATATTATTCAAAAAGTCAAGGACATAATCTGTAATATTTTAAAAACAAAAAAATCTCTATTATATTCTATAAATTAATGTAAAAAACATACTGAAATATTATTATTATTTTATTTAATTTCAATAATTCAAATAATGTTAAATATTTTTGATAAACTTAATATATAATTTAATTTCTAATGTTGTTTGATCGTTCAAGGAACTCACAAACTTAGAATTTTAATAATTTTTTTGTTTTTGTTATAATTATTTTCTTTTTTCTTAAATTATTCAGTATTGTAATTAATATGTAAATTTCTTAATTATTTTATAATAATTCAAACATCGAATAATAAATTGACACAGTTATATTATTACTATGAATAAATTTCTTAAAAATAAAACAAACATTTAGAAAAATTAAATCTTAATCAAGACCTAATAAATTTTTTCTAATGTCATCTATTGTAGTTAGACCCATGATTAGTTCTATCTCAAATAGATTTGCTTCATCTTCATCAATTTCTCCATAGAGACCACCTATTTTCATACCAAGAGATTCTACTAGATCAATCACCATTTGTCTTTCTTCATTGATTTTGACAATTTTAACTTTGTTGTCAAATTCTTTTATGAAGTTTTCAATGATTTTTTTGTTTTTAATATGATAATCTTTCATTCTAAATTTTTCAGAAAAATAATCATAATAGATTGATTCATCAATCATTGTGTTGTTGATCCAATTTTTAAAGATTCTTGTTTCTTCATCTTTGATTTCAGAATAGATTGCAGTTTTGAAGCCGTTCAGTTTTTGATGACAAAGATCAGAGAAAATATATTTCTTTAGATCTTTAACATTTTTAAATTCTGTTTCACCTAGTATTTTGTGTAAAAGATAAACTGGTGACATTAATTCAAAACATTCTTTCATCCTTTTTTTTCTTTTGAAATTTTTAGATTCTTGATCAGCTCTTTCTAACCATGTTTTAACATAGTCTTTGTGATCCGAACACAAAATTAAATCTTTAAATTTTTCTTTGCAAACTTCAATTGCTTCTTCTTTTACATAATCTTCTGGATTTGAAAAATCATCTTTGATGTCATTGATTATATCAAAAAATTCTATTTCTTCTAGATACTCTGTTGTATCTATATTGATTAGAGATTCTTCAACATACCATTTTCCTTTTAATTCATGCTCTTCCAAGGAAATGTTAATTGCAACATCATTTGGATGTGTAAACATTGGTGATCTAAGAATGTCTTGAATTGTTTTGATAGATTCAAGCTTTTCTTTGATCAATTCATTGTCCATTTTTTCTAGATAATCTTTGATGATTTCAAATACGCAGAAAACAGTTTTTCTTTCTTTTTTCAATTCTGAAAATCGTTCTCTTGATTCATAACAAAAATCTTGATATGAAGTTTTGTTGAATGTGACTTCGTTCTTGGTTTCGGACGTAGTTGATGATGGTGAATCATCTTTTAACTTGTTCACATTCTCGTCCTTGTATTTCTTGTCGTAATACTCTTTTTTGTGTATATTAGAATTTTTGATTTCTAGATCAATTGCTTTCTTTGAATTTGGTGTGCAAGAACTAGAATCTTCTACATAATATAATTTATCTTGATTTGATATGTTTCTGTAGAATTTAATAGCATTTTTGTATATTTCTTCAGTCCACTTGCAAAATGATAGATCTAAAACATCTTTTTCTATTGGTAATCTTTCCCATTTTTGATTCATGAAAAAATCTTTTGTCATTTTTGAAACATTAGTATAGAACATTTCACCTAATAAGAAAAGATTTTTATAATCTGGATTATATGAATACAATCCTAATAATTGTTTTGCATTTTTGATTGCTTTATCAGTGAAATAAATTCCTCTAATTCTATTATTATTAGAAACATTTGTTATTCTCTTTTCATCTATAGTTGCATCTGAAAATTTAATTCTATAATCAAAATTATTCTCTTTGCAGATGGATTTAAATTGATCTGGTGTGATACCACAAATATTTTCTATATGTTTGTATCTAAAAGTTAAATTCGTTTCACTATGCGGTAGATTCGAAGCTAGAGCACATATTGCAACTAATAAAGTTTGTGGAAGTTTTCCATTTGATTTAGCAATTGATTCATAATTAATATTTACCGTACCTAGACTAGGAAAAAAGAAACCCATTTTGTTCCAATATTCATTTTCTTTGCCTTTATAAAAATATAGATTTTTATCTTTTCCAACTAATTGATTATTATCACCATACATTGAATTATAATTGTGTGAAAGAGTATCTAAAATAGATTGCACTTCTGATTCTTTTTTGTTTAGTGTTTTTGCAATTTCTTTTGCTGTTAATGAAATATAGAATTTTGAGTTTGTTCTATTTTGATAATTTTCATTACCTAGAAGAAGAAGTTGAAGGATTTTCATTGTTAGTTTTTTAGAGTATTTGTATTTTTTTATTGAATTAACACATCTATAAAGATATGATAACTCTGATAATCTTCTAATGTTTTGATCAAACCCAATATTATTCAAACAAAATCCTCCTAAAACTTTCTCTTATTTATATTATATGCATAAAAAATTAAAAATCAAGTCTTTTTTGCATTTATTTTGTAACTATCTAAAATTATTAAATTAAATTTTTATTATTTATTTTTTTATTTTTTAGCTTGACATTATTTGTAAAATCGATTATAATAGTATTGTGAGTTGTTAATTTAATTAAGGAGATTATCATGAAAACTACTTTAGGGAAAATAAAATCTTTCAATCCGTGTGTACCCGGCTGGAAAAAATTATGTAAATCTTTAGGGACAACAAACCTAGATACTGAAGTTTCAATACTTCAGATTTTAGAAATCAATGGTGTGGAAGATGCTTTTTGGGCACTTCGCACCCAAGAATATGAAGACTACTGTATTGTCATTGCGGATATTGAAGAATCTACACTTCATATTTTTGAGGAAGAACATCCTAAAGATGTTCGACCTAGAAATTTAATTCAAGCTATTAGGAATTACAAAGTACGTAAAATTTCTAAAAAAGAACTTATTACATTTCATAATTCTGCTTGTATTGCTTATAATGCTGTTGCCTATGATGCTGTTAATACTACTACTGCTGCTGCTACTGCCGCTAATGCTGCTGCTTCTGTTTATGCTGCTGATGCTGCTAATGATACTGATGTTGATGCTACTTATGCTTATGCTGCTGTTGTTAGTGCTGCTGTTGCTGCCTATTATGCTGCTGATGCTGATAATGCTGTTGATGCTGCTGATGCTTATGCTTATGCTAAAGAAAACCAATGGGAGATTAATGAAAATATATTAAGAAAACATTTGGAGAAATAATATGAAAAAAGATGATCAAGTAAAAGTTTCTTCGATTAATGAAAAATTAGATTTCATTGATGGTAAAATTGGAACGATTAAAGAAATCGTTAATTCTTTATATAAAGGTCAAGTAATATATAAGGTATTATTTGATAAAATTGGTCATCTATACATAAGAAAAGAGTATCTCATAGTATTATAAATTTATATTAAGGAGAATGTCATGAAAGTTAAAAGATTAAGTAAAAACAGAGTTCAGGTAAATGAGAAAGTTATCTTTGTTAGAACATGTAAATCTGATGAAGAAGATTTTAATTTTCATAATGTAAAAATATACAAAAAATGTTTTGGTGCGGAGATTGACATCAATTGTACTAAAACAACATTAAGAGTAATTAATTTTTTAAATGAAGAAGGAATTAAACAATGAGTAGAGATTATTTTTTAGCAGATACACATTTTTATCATGAAAACATTTTGCTTTATGAAACGTTTAGAAGTCAATTTGCTAATATTTTTGAAATGAATAAAACTATCATAAAAAATTGGAATAATAAAGTTTCAAAAAAAGCTAGAATATGGTTTTTAGGAGACTTCAGTTTTGGAAACAAAGAACAAACAACAAATATTTTGAACCAATTGAATGGTGAAAAAATACTAATTCCTGGAAATCATGATAGAAGACGAACCAGAACATGGTGGCTGAGTGTTGGGTTTGATAGGGTTATTGAATATCCAATCATATACAAAAATGAATATGTGTTGAGCCATGAACCAATTGATATTGGTTTAAAGAATATACATGGTCATTTGCATTCAAAAATTGTTGGAAAAAATGGATTTGTTTGTGTGAGTTGTGAACAGGTTAAATACACACCAATTCACTTTGAAGAGGTTAATATGAGGTTTGAACAATGAAATATACAAAAAGAAATTGTGTAATGTCAACTATATTAAGTTGTCATAATAATTGTATGAATATATTCTTTTGAAATAAGGAGGATTAAATGTTAATATATAGAATGTGTTGTCAAGAAGAGTTTGAAGATATAATTAATAAACCATCTTTGAGAAGCAGATTTCAATTCTATGCAACAAATATAGAATGGTTAATAGAAAGGGTTTGCGATGGTAACTTTAACAATTCCAAATTTAAACCATCTAAATATGCACATTTGGTGGTTTTCGAGATTTCCAATATAGATTTAAAACATTTTCGTAAACAGGGAATAAATGAATTGATTTTAGATAGAAGAGATATTAATTTGATTCAATTTAGGAGGATATTATGAGAGAGATTAAATTTGGAGGGGTAAATGAAAGAAATAGATCATAAAGCCAATTCAATAATGTTTTTATTGCAAATAATAGAACGTGAATTTTTAAATAACATTTATACATTTGATAATTTTGGAAGTGATACAGTTCAATCATTTTCTGTTAAAACTCTTAGAAAATTTAATGAAATGATTGAACTGCCACACATAATTAACAAAGAAGGGAAAAAATGGCATCATATAGATAATACAGATCCAGAAGTTAAAACAGTAACTGGATCTGTAAAACGGTCATATCATGAACCAACATTTCAATATAAAATTTTTTACATGTATGATGAAAAATCTAGAGGATCAACAACATTATATTATGCATATACAGTCACGGAGGGAGAATGAAAACAATATATGAAAAAACAGATTTAAACGTTTACGAACCAGAATTTGTATTGAAACAAATTCCTTCTTTACATGCCACGGAAATTGATAGAATGACCAATTTAGTGACAAAATATAATAATAAAAAATCTGAATATAATAAATTAAGAAAAGGAAGAATTGAATTTTATATGCTCAGTGATGAAGCAGAATATGATATTCAATCTATAATTAAATCAAAGGAAGATAGAGATATTTTTCTTAAAAATTCAAACGAAGAAATTATTGAACTTGAGAAATCAATTAAGGAGTTGAAAAATAAAATTGATGAATGTGAAAGAAATATAAATTATCTTAAAGGTGTTGGATTTAACATTCAGACAATGTTAGATTATCAGAAATTTAGAAACGGACAATGAGAGGAAAAATGAATGGACTATGGTGAAATTAGAAGTGATTTTTTAGAATTAACTTATCAACTTAATGAAGTAAGAACAAATCAGAAAAAAATTATTGAAATGATTGAGAGTTTGAAAAAACATTTATCAGAAAAAAATGAATAATATTATATTAAATTTCCTTTACCATCAAAAATCATAAACATGAATTCATATCCTTGATTCAAACATGCTTGTCGCTTTGCTAGATTTTTTTCAAGATTAACTTCATATGTATAAGTTGATTTTACTTCTATTATTAAGTTTTCAGAAGGAATGTAGATATCGGGTGTATATACTCTATTTTTATCTTCAAATATATACTTAATTTTTGGAACATTTGTTGATTTAGTGATAATATCACTTTCTTCATACAACTCAACTAGAAAATCTAATGCTAAATGTTCATATCCTTGAACTAGTCTTGTATTGCCACTAGGCATTGTGTATTGTTTAGAAGTAAATCTTGATTTTTGATTTTTTTCAAATATTTCTGGATTATGCATAGGATGATCAACGCCATATCTTTCTTGACATGTCTGTTTTGATTTTTCTTGTTTGTCTTCAGATTGTAAATAATATTCACATCCATATTTTTCTTGACAAGTTTGTTTTAATTTTTCTTTAAATTCTTTTGTTTGCGAATAATGATCAACATCATATTTTTCTTTTATTGTTTCTTTCATTTTGGTTTTCACTTCTTTAGATTGAAGTGGGTAACTAACTCCATGATTATTCATACACGTTTCTTCTTTCTGCTTCTTTATCTTTGGATCTTTGCTAGGATTACTAACTCCATGATTATTCATACACGTTTCTTCTTTCTGCTTCTTTATCTTTGGATCTTTGATAGGATGTTTATATCCAGTTCTTTCAAAATATGTTTGGTTTGATTTTTCTCTAATTTCTTCTGATTTTAAAGGGTTTGTAACTCCATGATTTTTCATGCAAGTTTCTTCTTTTTGTTTTTTTATTATGTCAGATTTACTTGGGTTATCAACACCATAATTCTTTAACCATGTTTCTTTAGTCTTTTTTTGTACTTCTTTTGAATTAGTAGAACACTTATTTGAACAAAATCGTCTATATCCTTGTCCAATACTTTTAAATCTTGTTTCTTTTCCACATTCTAAACACACACCTTCATTTTCTTGTTTAAAATATGTATCATAATATTTTTTAGATTTCATTTTATGAGTTTTTAAATGATTTCCTAAACTTTGAAAACTTTTAAACTCTCTTTCACAAATCTGACATTTAATTTTTTCTTTCATGATTCAACCTCATATATAAATAGATTAACAGGGGCAAACATCAACCTCGTTTGCAAGTTCATTGTGCGTCAACACAATGAACACCCTTTCTATTATTTATTTTTATTTAAATAATTCTTGACATTCTTTAAATTATAAGTATAATATATTAAAGTTGTTCTTTGGAGGAATAAAAATGGTTCAGTTAATTTCAAAAATGATTTCAAAAATAGAAGAATTAGATAAAAAAATAGAAAACTTGACAAATAAGGAAAAATAAGTATAATTAAATAAAAGTTAAAGGAGGTGATAATGAATGATTTAGAACAAAAGATATTTAAGAAAATCAATGAAATTACTTTATGTAGATTAAAAGAATCTAATTTTATAGCTAAAGGATATATTAAATATAAAGATTATAGTATTAGTGTTATAGAAGTAAAAAATATTATTGATGATACTGGTGATATTGATATATGTTATGAAATTAAAGTTAAGTTAGAAACAACAACTAAAAATAAAATTATTTTTAAAAAAAGAATAGAAAAAAATAATAAAGAATTTAAAGATAAAATAAACACAATTGAATATTTTTTAACAGAAACAGAAAGAATTTTCAATAGACGTGAAAATGAAAGAATAGAAAAATTTCAAAAAGAATTTTTGGAGGCATAAAATGTTGAATCTTCATGTAGAAAAAAAGGTATATTCAAGTACATTTGAAATACTAATTGCTAAGAAGCCTATGTTTCTTAGAGTTGGTCCAGTTGAGATAAGATCAAAACATGGATGGCTAATCGTTTATCAATATGATTCAGAAACAAAAATTTATCCACACTCTAAAGAAATATTTTTAGGAAATGATTGTTCACACAAAGAAATAACAACAAAAATCACCGATAACTTTGATATTAAAGAATTTGAAGAAGAACTTAGATATGTTATATCAATGTGGAATAAAATGTGTGAAGAAAATGAAACTAATTTCTAGAGGGAATAAAATGAAACGAATTTTAAAAGTTTATGAAGAAATTAATAAACAAATGATAGAAGAAATAATAGATGAACCAATAATTAATTTTCAAAAAATAATTGCTTCTAATGATTCTATAAGTAATAGTTTAGTTATATCATTTGATATTAATGACAAAGAATTTTTTATTCAATTTGATGAAAATTTATTTTATAAATTAACACATTCTTCAACATTGTGTCAGTGTGATATTGAATTTTATTTGAAAGTCAATAAAATAGTTCAAGATTTAGATAAGATTGATAAAGGTCCAATTGAATTACAAGCTGAAGAATTATATAAAGAAATTGACGAATTTAATCAAGAATATCAAATGCTAGATGTTAAATATCTTTTTAATACTGGAGATTATTAATGTTTAAAAAATTAATTCTTAGAAATTTTTTATCAGTTGGAAATAAACCACAAACAATTAATTTTAAAGATGGGATTAATCTTTTATCAGGTGAAAATGGTGTTGGAAAATCAACAATTATTAAAGCATTAAAACTAATTTTGTTTAATAATGTTGGTGATAAAAAATCTAAAACAGAATTAATTAATTGGGACAATAAGAAAAATATGTTTGTTGAATTACAATTTACAAAAAATAATTTAGAATATATTGTTGGAAGATCTTTAAAATGTAAAGATAAAGATGATTTTTATTTGTTTAAAGACGATAAAAAACAAAATTTTTCAGATGAAAAAAGTTTTTCAGATGATATTCATAAATTATTAAATGTTAATCCAAAAATTGCAAGTCAAACAATTTTTCTTGATGCTGAATTTTATGTTCCTTTTTTATCATTAACTAAAGATAAAAAAAGAGATTTTATTAGACCAATTTTTGATTTGATGAAATATGATGAAATGAAAGAATTAATAAAAAAGGATATAAAAATACTTGATAATGAAATAAGTAATTCAACTCAAAATAAAGCAATTCTAAGTGAAAAAAAGAACACTGTGATTGTTTCTATAGAAAATCAAAAACAGTCTTTATATGACGATAATTCTAATCGAGAAGAACTATTAAAAACATGTTTAGATGAATTAAAAACATTTGAGACTGAAAAAGATAATTTTACATTGTTAGATTCTGATGAATATGAGAAAAAGAATATTGATTTGAAAGAAAAACTTTTAAAATGTGAAAAAACAATAATACGAAAAGAAGCAAATAAAGAAAAGGTTGAAGAATCTAAAAAGTCAATTGAGAAAAAGAATGTTGATTTGAAGGAGAAAAAGAAAGAATTATCTGAAAATGAAAATATAATCTATCAAAAACCTTTAACACAATTGATTATAGATGATATTAATTCTAAAGTTGAACAAAGTAAACTAAATCTATCAAATATCAAAAATGAATCTAATCTATTATTTAAAGCAAATAAATTCTATGAGAAAAATGATGAATGTAAGGAATGTGGGCAATTTATCAATGAAATATTTAAAGCTGAACAATTGAAAAATAATAATAAAATAATAGATAAAAATTTAAAATCTTGTGAATTAATTAAAAAAGAACTAGAAAGACTCAATGATCATAAACAACAATATTCAAAATATGAAAAAGAATTAAAAGAATATGAAAGAAATGTTTATGAAAATAATATCAAGATTAAACAATTAAATGAATCAATAGCACAATTAGAAACAGATATAAAAACTGATAAATCAAAAATTGTTGAAATTGATGAAGAGTATATTGAAAAATTACATAAAGCAAAGACAAAAATTGAAAAAAGAATTGAAGAAAATAATAAAATTATTTCTAAATCAAACGAAAACAATTCTAAATACAACAAAATTATTTCTGATATCTCTTTAAAGAATCAAGAAACTAAATCAAACGAAAAAAGAATTGAAGAAAATAATATAAAAATTAAAACATTAAATGATGATACACAAGTAAAAGAAATAGAAGAAAGAATTGAAAGATTGAATATTTTTATTGAAGAAAAGAACGACAAAAAGAATAATTTATTAAATCTTCTATTGTGTGTTGGAGATAATGGTATCAAAAAATATATAATTGGAAAATCAGTTCCATTTTTGAATCAAATTGCTAAGAAATATTGTGAAGCTATTAATTCTAAGTTTATGATCAAATTTAATAGAAATGGGCTAGATGTTGATATTGTTAGAAGAGGAAAAAATGTTTCTTTTTGGTCACCATCATCTGGGCAAAGACAACGATTGAATTTAGTTATTATGTTTGTTTTCATACAATTCATGAAAATTAAAACAAATCAGACTTTTCCAGCTATTTTTTTTGATGAAATATTAAATAGTTCTTTAGATGAAAATGGGATCAATGATTTGTTAGTGATATTAAAAGAATTGAAAAATGATATTTCATATATATACTTGATATCACATGATAATAATACAAAAGCGTTATGTGATAATGAAATTAAAGTTGAAATGAATGGCAGATTTACAAATTATAAACAATTGGAGAATTAAAAATGTTTCTAAATGATATAAAAATAAGCCGAGTGAATAGTATTCAGTTTTGGGTTGCATTAGAAATAGCTGGAAAATATATAAAAGAAAATGAAACAGAAAAAATATACAATGATACGTTTTTTCTGTATGAAAGAAATATTAAAATAACAGGAAAACATCCGATAAAAATTAAGCGTGGATATAATAATTATTGGTTAACATGCAGAAAAACAAAAACAATGTATATTATAGAAATAAGAAATGCTATTTAATAAATAAACAAAATAGGAGGTAATCATGAGTTTATTAAGAAAACAACTGTTGTATATAAAAGACAACATAATTAAAAGACGTTATAAATTAAAGGAATTACATAACAAGAAAAAAGAATTATCAATACAAATTTCAGAAATCAAACAAACACTCTTAGATAATATTACAGAGAAGAAAGATGATAAGGGTAAGGCTCTATATTCTAATGCAACAAAACGTGATTCGGCACTGAAATATGCGCTTGTAGAGCATAAAGAATATAATACAAAATCTAAACTTTTGGTTGATCTTGAAGATGAAATAAAAGAATGTGAAATTGAATTAGATAGTTTTAAAATTGATATGAAAATTGAAGAAATTTGTTCTAGGTATCAGGTATGAATATAAAAAAATCGTACATAAAATATATCAAAAAAAAATTTGAATATATTAGTTATCTTGATGATGATGGAAATGGTGCTGAATTGGATATTAGAAAAAGAAAACTAACAATTCATGAAAATAAAGATTCACAAAATAAATTGAAATTACAATTCACACGGTCTTTGAAATGTTATAATTTTTTTGAAGTTGCAAAACAGATTTTGAAAATGGCATTAAGAAAAACATTTAGAGATGAATTTACATTTTACATTTGCACAAAAAAAGGCAATTGGGATTTGTTAAGTAAGTTAAGAAGTAGTGATGAAATGAAAATTAATGAAGGAGAATAAAATGACTGTAGCAATAGCACGTGTTGGAACAACTTATATAATAGGCGATTACATAGATAACAAAATGAAAGATTGTTTTATATTGAAATCAGAAGCACAAATGAATCCACAGACACAACAAGTTGAAATAGATGAATATATATTACCAATATTTCCATATGGTTTGTCAAATTCTGATGATAGACCAATATATGATTATGATGAATCTGAATATAAAGATTTAAAAACTGTAAAAATGATAGCTATTACTAATAAATCATATGCTGATTTTTTAGAAAATAAATACAATAAAATTGTTGGAAGGCAAATAATATTATGATTAAGTTAATTAAAAAATATTTTAAAAAACTTAAAGAATATTACGAAATTAATGCAAATGAAATTATTGAAAGGAAATTTAATATTGAATTTGAAGAACGATTAAGAAAAGATTGTGAAAAGATTGGATTTGATTATGATGTTATTATGAAATATATAGAAGATAGCAAGAAATGATTGAATTAATACTAACTATAGATAAAATATATATAGATGTTAATATTCAAAATGATATTGAACGTAATATCATAATTTTATATATAACTAATAATTTAGATAATTGTAAATTTCAAGTGGATATGATAAATAATAAAATTATTGTTGAAAAAGACGAATATAATGAAATATATCAAGAAATTTCTCATATATTCGATTATATCTCTAAAACAAATGAATTCTATCTAAGAAAAAAATCATAAAAAATAAATAGTTTCATATATTAATTATATGGGATTATTAAAATGGTGAGAAAAAAACCAAACTATCAACAAGGAAAAATCTTTTTAATTACTGAAGAACACAAAAAGAAGTATTGTGGTAATTCTAATCAAATAATATATAGATCTGGATGGGAAAGAGATTTCTGCAAATATCTATTAAATAATAAATGTGTTACAAAACTAGTTATGGAAGAGGTTATAATAAATTATATTTCACCAATTGATGGCAATAAACATAGATATTTTATGGATTTTTATTTTGAAATTACCGATAAAAATGGAGAAATAAAAAGAGTGTTATGTGAAGTAAAACCATTTGCACAAACACAACCACCAACAAAATCATTAACAAAGACAGGAAGAAAATCAAAAAAAAGAGAATCAACATATCAAAAACAAATTAGAACATATATGGTTAATATGGCTAAATGGGAAGCAACAAAGAGATTTGCTGAAAAGAATGATTTAATATTTTTGATTTTAACTGATCATCCTGATGCTAATTTTAGATATGAAACTAAATTTAAATTGTGGACTACTGAAGAACTAGGATTAAATTTATAAATAGAAATAGTTATTAACAAAATGTATGGATATGATGGTAGTAAAAAACTTAACATTGAGCGAAGAAAATAATTTTTTTTGTTGTGAATGTGAAAGAACATTTAAAAGTTTATCTGGTCTTAGTATTCATGTTAATAGAATGCATAAAGATATAGCTGGAAAAATACTAATAAAATATATTAGACAATTTGTAGAATCTGTAGATGGGTATAAACTTTTAAGTGATGCTTATATTAATAGTAAAACTATTCTAGAAATTCAGTGTATTAAGTGTCACAAATTCAAGATGAGATGGGATTGCTTTCAACAAGGTCAAAGATGCCCAATTTGCTGCAATGAATCAAAGAGATTATCAATATCAGAAGTTAAGAAATATATTGAAAGTTTTAAAGATTATAAGCTTTTGTGTAAAGATTATATTAATAATAAAACTAATCTAAATATGATTTGTCCATATGGTCATGTATTTAAAATGAATTTTGATAGATTTCAACAAGGTCAAAGATGTCCGGTGTGTTATGGTAATAAAAAGAAAACTATTGAAGAAATTAGAGAATTTGTAGAATCAAAAGAATATAAACTTTTGAGTGATACTTATATTAATAATTCGACAAAATTAGATATGATTTGTCCAGATGGTCATATATTTAAAATGTGTTGGAATAATTTTATGTTTGGAAATAGATGTCCGGTGTGTTATGGTAATAAAAAGAAAACTATTGAAGAAATTAGAAAGTATGTTGAACAAGAAGGTTATATATTATTAAGCAAAGAATATATAAATTCACATAGTAATCTTGAAATAAAATGTTCAAGTGGACATGTATTTAAAATGAATTGGACAAACTTCAGTAGTGGAAAAAGATGTCCCAAATGTAAAAGGTCTAAAGGGGAAGAAATAATTGCTAAAATATTAGAATCAAATTATATAGAGTTTGAAACACAAAAACGGTTTGATGAGTGTAAAAACATATTGCATCTGCCTTTCGATTTTTATATACCATCATTAAACATTCTGATAGAATATGATGGCGAACAACACTTTAAACCTTTTAGTTTTAGTAGTAATAGAACTCAGGAAACTATGAACATTAATTTTATTAATATTATGTTGAGAGATGAAATAAAAACTAATTTCGCAAGTTCAAATAATATTAAATTGCTTAGAATTTCTTATTACAATTTTTATAATATAGAAGAAATTATCAAAAAACATTTAAATATATGGATTAAAAATGTTAATTACAAAAATACAAGAAAATAAATTAAAGCGTGCAGGCAGCTGGTTTGCTAATTTGTTCAAAAGAACTATTTCAAACAAGAAGAAAGATAGTAGACCAACAGATATAACAGATTTTGGGCAATCTGCTAAAAAAATAAGAAATTGGAATTTATATGTTATGACGTATGATGCACTAAATAAAAAAACACTTGAAACTTGGGATAGCATTCCAATGTTCTTTCCTTTTAGTGGTGAAGCTGGAGCGAGTGGTCCAAAAATAAAAGGTATAAATACTCACTATCTTAGACCTGATCTAAGATTAGCATTTTTTGAACAATTAACAACATTGATGGAAAAAACAGCATCAAAGAAAGGATATGATCCAAATGATTTAGATTCTGTTCCTCCAAATGTATTTGAACCTGTTATAGGTCGATACATGAATGCAATATACACAGGCTCCATTGGTGGTCCTGGAAAATATTTACGTGCAGCTATTCGTACATATTTAATATCACATATTAGATCAAAATGGACATTAATAAATCCTTCTGAATATGAAAACGCATCTAGAGTTATATTGCCAAAATGGAATAATTCGAGTGCGTCAGAAACTTATAAATACGTTGCTGAACAATATAACAAATATAAAAACAACAACTGGAATAATATTTATTAGAAAATATAAATAAAATAGATATAAAAAATAAAATAGGAAAATAAAATGAGAGATTTAAAAGAAAGTAGATTTACAAAAGAACTTGATGCAAGTAATTTTAATCAGGTAGTTGTTGATAAGGATTATATTTCTGCTGGAAATTTCTTTGGTAAATTCTTTGAATCTGATGATCAAGTGAAAAAAGATCAAGGAATTAAAGAACTAGTTAGAAAATATAGAAGATATGCTCAATTTCCAAAAGTTTCAAAGGCTGTCACTATTATTTCAAATGGTATGGTTATATCTGAAGATGGTGAGAGTGTTGTTGATATTAATGTAGATAAGCTTAACACATTAAATTCTACTGCTGAAAAAAGAATAAAAAATGCTATTCCAGAATTATTTTCAGAAGTGAAAAGAATGTTGTTATTTGATATGTATGGTGTAGACCATGTTAAACAGTGGTATATTGATGGTGGATTATTTGTTTATTTTGAAGGACAGGATAAAAAAGGAATAACTGAAATTAGAGTACTTGATAGATGTAAATTAACATTAGTAAAAGAAGGAACAAAATTAATTTATGAATATGATTTTCCAAAAGGTAAGAGACAAATAAATTTTAAGAATGTTATTTTTATACCATCTGGGTTGGTTGATCCAACAACAAATATGAATATTGGATATCTTAACAAAGCAATAAGACCAGTGAATTTACTTAATATGTTAGAAAATTCTTTAGTTGTTTATAGATTTGTTAGAGCACCTGAAAGATATATTTTTCAAATTGATGTTGCTGGTAAAAATAAAAAGAAAGGACAACAATATATAAAAAATATGATGTCTAAATATAGATCTAAATTTAACATTGATACTCTAACTGGTGAATTGAATAGTTCAAATATGACAATGGCAATGCAAGAAAATTTCTGGTTTGCAAAAACAAACTCTCAAAATGGAGGTCATTCTATTGATTCAATTGGTGGAAGTGGTGCATCTGGATTTGATAATTTAGATGATGTTAAATATTTTCGTGAAGAAGTCTATAATGCATTACATGTTCCAGTTAGTAGATTACAACCAGAAGCTTCATTTGCTTTTGGAGCGAGAACAGAAGAAATATCAAGAGATGAAAATGATTTTCAAGAATTTAAGAATTATCTAAGAAAGAGATTTTCTTTACTATTTACAGAATTAATAGGAATTCATGGAAACTTAAAGGGATCTTTTCAAAAAACTGAATACAACGAAGTTAAAAATGATATTAGATACAAATTTAAGAATGATTCAATATATTATGAAGCAAAGAAAAGAGCTAAATTAGAAGCTAGAATGGAAATGCTTCAACAATATGGTGATCAAATATTAAAATGGTATGGTGAGCCTTATCTTAGAAAGGAAGTTCTTGGTCAAAATGATGAAGAAATAAAACAATATAAAAAAGATGCTAAAGAGTGGGAAAAACAAAATCCATCAAATGAGGAAATGTGATGAAGAAATACATTCTAATTGGAGGATTATTATGGTTGACAAAAAAATGGTTAATGAGATCTGGAAGAATGTTGAGAAAAAATGGTCTTAAATATGGAGATAGAGTTATTAAAAAATCGATTGATCCTTGGGGAAAGGTCAAATTGATTTCAGGTCTTTTATTAAAAAAAGATGGAATTCCAAAAGTTTATCTGGATAAAGCAATAAGTGGTAAAAATCTTGTTAGTTGGGATGAAAGTTTTCAAAAAATTAAATAATATATGAGGAAGAAAAAATGACTGACAAAAAATTAATAGAAAACATTTCAAATGATGACTATGAGATTATCACAGAGTCAAATGGTGACAAAAAAGATTATATCATCAAAGGTGATTGGATGGTATCTGAGAAAAAAAATCTAAATGGTAGAAAATATCAAAAAAATGAATTCGAAAAAGAGATTGAAAGAATTCAACCAATTATTGAATCAAATCGAATGTATGGTGAATTAGATCATGGTGAAAATGGAACTATTGAACTTCATAGAATATCACATAAGTTTATATTAGCTAAAATGAATGGAAATAATATATTTGCTGAGGCTAAGATTCTTGACACACCAAATGGAAAAGCGATAAAAGTATTAATTGATGAAGGGTTTAAGCCTGGTGTTTCCAGTAAAGGTCGAGGAAAACTAGTTAATGTTAAAAATAACAATGAAAGTTACAATTTAGTTACTAATTTTTCTATTGAGTCTATTGGTGATATTGTTTACAATCCATCAGCACAAGTTTTTCCAGAAGTTTTTCTTGAAATGATTATGGAAAATGACAAAAGAATGGAAGAGATTTTTAAATTGAAATTAATAGAAGATATTCAAAAAGATGTTAGAAATACATCAAATCTATCTGAAGAAAGAATTAAAGCATTTAATAAGTTAATTAATGAATTAAATAAATAATATATGAATTATTAATAAATGGAGATTAAAATGGAGATTAAAACTATTCTTGAAAATCTAGAGAAAGAAAAAATTAATTCTTTTATGGATATAGTTGACAATCCAGAAAAGACATTTGAAATGTTTGAAAACTGGTGTGATTTAAATTTAGAAGAGAAAATTGATGAAATGAAAGCAACATTGAAAAATCATTTTTTTCCTGTTGTTGAAGAAAAGAAAGATTATAAAGAATTTTTTAGTATAAGTTTAAAAAAGTTTGCTAAGAAATTTGATAAGAAAGAAGATATAAATGATTTTAGTGATGAAGAAAAAAAAGAATTTTATGATTATATAGATAAAAATTGGGAAGGTGAGAAAGAGAAAAAAGAAGTTGAAGAGTCTGTTGATCTTGAAGAAAAATATGCGGGAAAATTTGCATCAGTTCATATAATGACACCTATGGATTTTTTCAAATTTCAGAAAACACATAAAAAAATTAAATGTAAAGAAGATAGTAAATATATCAATTGTTTTATGATGAAAACACACGTTGCAACATATGATAAGGACAAACATCTTTTATACACAAATTTAGATAAAGATGAAATATTTGAAGATATAAATAATAATGAAGATAACAAAATTATTGAAAATAATAAAGAGGAAAAGAAGATGAACAGAGATGAATTATTTGGAAAAACAGATGCAATGAGAGATATTGATGGTAATACTGTTAAAGAATCTTTTGAAAATCTGTCTGAAGAGTATGTTAAAGCTTATAAAGAAGTTATAGCAGAAAATGAAGCAAAAATAGCAGAAGAAAGAGCAAGTTTAACAATTGCAGATCTTTATGATGTTGTTGTTGAAATGAAAAAAGAAATCAAAGAATTGAAAATTGAAGAGAAAGAAGAAACTGAAGATAAAGAACCTGTAAAAGAAGAATCTACACATGATTACATGATTGGTTATGTACATGGATACGAAGATTTTGATAAAGGTCTCAACGAAATGAAAGTTGAAGATCGTGATGAAAATGATTATGCAATTGCTTACAGAGATGGTTGGAATACAGCAATTTCAGAAAAGGTTGATGAAGAAGATGAAATGGAAGCTACTTATGATAATGGATATGCAGAAGGATTTAAAGATGCATACAATGCAAATGATGTTGCTGAAATTAAAGAAGATGAAGAATTAGTTGAATTTAAAAAAGGTTATGAAAAAGGTCTAGAAGAAGGTCTTGCTAAATTGAATGAAGATCTTGAAAAATTTAACGGTCTTGTAGGTGAAGACAAAGTCAAAGAAATTGCTGAAAAACTTGTTGCTGAAAGAAATGAAGAAGAATTTGTTGCTTGGATGAATGATATTAAAGATCTTGCTGAATCTGATGAAGATAAAGATTTCATTATAAAGTTTCTAATTGAAGAAAATAATAGAGTTGTTGAAGATGAAGAATTGAAAATTGAAGTTTGTGAAAAAGTTGAAGATTTAGAAACTGAAGATAAAGAATCTGTAAAAGAAGAATATATTGCATTTGATAAAAAAGCTGTTTGTCCATATTGTAGAGTTGAAGGAAAAATCTGGGTTATGAAAGAAGATGTTGAACTTGAAGAAGGAAAAATGAAATACAAATGTGAAGGTTGTGGAAAAAGCATGAATGATCTTAAAAAAGTTAAAGAAGATGTTGAAGAAAATAAAATTGATGTAACAAAAATAATTGAAGAATCTAAAAAAGATCTTAAATATGATACAACTAAAGATAGATTTGATGAATTGGTTGCATCACTTGAAGTTGAAGATGAAAAAGATCTAGAAGAAGCAATAAAAACAATCAAAGACGAATTAAAAGAAGGTGAAGTTGTTGATGAAGACAAAGACGAAAAATCATTTTTGACTGAGGAAGAACAGAAACTTAAAGATAGGGGCTTTGAATTAATATAAATATATAAAAAAACGATTACTAACTTATTTTTTGGAGAAAAAAATGGCTAAAGAAAGAAACTTACTAGTGGAGGGTCTTAAAACGACTTCTGAAACTGCTGTTGAAAAATACAGCAATGTCCTTGAAGGACAAGGTATTGGTGATGAATTTCAGAAAAAAGAAATTATTGCAACACTAATTGAAAATCAGCTTGAAAGTCTTGAAGATCTTGCTGAAACAAACACAACTGCTGATGTTGCTGTTATGGATAAACTTTTTATACCTATGATTTCAAGGGCATTCAAACAGCTTGCTCCTCTTGAGATTTTTGGAAATTTTGTAATGAAAGCTGATACTGGAAAAGCTTTTTACATGACTAATCACTACACAAACAGTGAAGCTATTCCTGTTGATATTGATGATGGTAGATTTTTGATTGTTGCTGATAGTTCAAGTTTTACAGTTGGTGGAGATATATCTTCAACTGCTGATGCTGGTGTTGGAAAAGTTAGATATATTGAAGCTCTTAATCATATTCTTTTTGTTGAAATAGTTTCTGGTGATTTTGCTGCTGCTGATGAAGTTGATAATACAGCATCTTTTTCTTCTAGAGAAACAACTGTTTCTAATGTATTTGATAGTGAAATGGGAATGACTCTTCTTGCTGATTATGCTGCATTTGCTAGTTTAGTACTTGGTGAAGCTGCTAGTACAAATATGAAAGAAGTTGAACTCAAAATTGATAGTTTTGATGTTGCTGCTATTCCTCATAAAATTAAATCACGTTATACAAGAGAATTGTTAAGACGTCTTAAAGATTATCATGGATTAAATGGAAAACGTTTGATTTCTAGTCTTGGTGCTGATGCGCTTGCTGGTGGAATCAACAAAGGTTGTTTCAATCTTGTAAAAACTAATTCTATTACTGGTGGAATTAAAACATGGGATTATGATGTTGCTGATGGTAGATATGAAAGAGAAAAATATGACAATCTAATTGCTGGTTTGATGAGAGTTTCAAATGAACTTCTTCAAGCTAATCACCTTGTAATGGGTAATTATATTGTTGTTGATCCAATTTCTTATGCTAGTTTACTTGCAAGTGGAAAACTTGATACTTCAATGCTTCCTGGAAAAATGGCTAATATTATGATGAATCCTTTTGGCGGAATTCTTAATGGTGTTTTCAGAGTTTATGTTAATGTTTTTGAAACAAGTACTGTTATTGATATGGGTTGTAAAGATTTTAGTGGTGATGCAGCATCAGAAACTAAGGCAGGATCTTTCTTTTGTCCGTATTTAACATATGCAGAGTATGAAACAATCAAGGATGAAACCGGCCAGCCTGTTTCCTTCTTTGAATCATTTTATGCGTTCAAAAACCATCCAATGGCGAACACAACAGGGAACAACGACTTCTTCAGAAGAATCGTAATTTCAAATTTGCCTGGAAGTGTTGTAGGAACAATATAAGTTAAATTTATTTGACTATATTTTATGGGCACTCTTCGGAGTGCCTTTTTTTATCTTGACATTCTTTAAAAAATAAGTATAATAGTAAATGTAAAATTGTTATTTAGAGGTTAGAAATGAAATGTCAAGAAATTTTAGAAACTAAACCATCTGTTTTTGGTAAATATTGCGGGATATATAAAATTGTTAATTTAATTAATAATAAAGTTTATATTGGTTCAAGTGTTGATATTTTTAAAAGATGGAAAAAGGGTCATTTAAGAACTTTAAATAAAAATGAACACGATAATAAATATTTACAAAGATCTTGGAATAAATATAGTTCTGAAAATTTTGAATTTGAAATAGTTAAAATTTGTTCGGAAATGCTTTTATTAGAAATGGAATCATTCTATTTAGATAAATTTTGTGGTTGTAATAGTGATATAAATTATAATTTAATGGATCCGTTGAGACTTGAAATAACAAATGAGTATAGAAAATTAGTATCAGAACAAACAAAAGGTTCAAATAATCCAAGAGCTTTAATAAATGAGCAAACAGTAAAAGAAATTAAAACAATACTAAACATGTGTTACAAATATAAGTTAAAAATAACTACAAAACTTGTTTCTGAAATGTTTAGTGTATCTGAACATATAATAAGAAATATAAAAAGTGAAAAAACGTGGAAACATGTGTCAATAGATGAAAAAATTTTATACACACAAAAAATACATAGACGTGGTGAAGATAGTATAGACACAAATCTAACAAATGATATTGTTAGAGAAATAAAAATTTTATTACAATTAAGAAATGAAACTGAACTTAAACTAACATATAAATTTATTGCAGAAATGTATGATATAACATATAGAGTAGTTGAAAAAATAGCATATAACATAACATGGAAACATATTCATATATAACACCAATTTAATCAATCCCATACACAACTATCAATTAATCCTGTTTACCTATTTAAATCGATCAATTCAAACCCTCATACACTATTATATTGACATTCTTTATTAAATAATCTATCAAAAAATAAAAATCTTTCAAAAATCGATTGACATTCTTTAAAAAATAAGTATAATAGTAAATGTAAAATTGTTCTTTGGAGGTTGTATATGGAAAGAGAATTATTACAATCATTAGAAAGATTAGTCTCAATGACTAATAATGGTTTCAAAATCTTCAATTCAGAAGATCTAAAACAAGCAGAAGAATTAATAAAAAAATGTAAAAGGAGGTTAAAATGAAAAGAAAACTTTCATTTGATGGTGTGGAAGGCGTATGTAATTTTCACACAATGATTTCTGCAAATGGTCAAGTGCATGGAATTTTTATCATAAATGGTGAAGAAGAGATTAGATTCACTATTAATCTAGATGATTTGATAGATTCTAAATTTGAAGAAATTGCAACAGAATATAAAAATGACACGGAGGTTTTATATGGCTAAGAAATTATCAATTGCTGATAGAATTTTAAATGCTAATTCAAACAAATACGCATCAAGAATCCTTGACTCAACAATTTATGAAATAAAAGAATATCATGATATGGGTAACTATATGCTTAATGCAATTGTTTCAGGAAGTATATTTGGTGGAATTCCTACAGGAAAACTAATTGAATTTTCCGGTGATAGTTCAACTGGTAAATCTTATTTGTTAATCAATTCATTGTTGTTTTTTGTTAAAAATAATCCAAAAAATTATGTTATTTTATTTGAGTCTGAAGGATCAATTGTCAAGGAAAAGATGGAAAAATCTTTGTCTGATAATGAGAATGATAGATTTCTAACATTTCCTGTTAAATTTCATGAAGATTTACATCAACAAACAGCAGAAATTATTGAAATGATCAAAGAATTAAAAGCAGAAGATCCAAATATTAATTTCTTTTATTGCTTGGATTCTCTAGGTATGTTGTCACCTAGAAAACAGCATGAAAATATGCTAAAGGGAAAGGATGTCAAAGTTATGACAGAACCACAATTGATCAAAGCTTATTTCAATATGATTACGATGCCATTTGCTGAATTTGATGTTGCTTGTGCATATACTAATCATATATACGCTGATTTTATGAATGCTGGTTATGGTCGGGTTGCTGAGGTTGATAAAAAGAAAACAAAGGGTGGTCAAGGTGCTGAATATTCACCTGACGTTAAAATTAGACTTCTGAAAGCAAAAACAAGAGATCAAGAAGGTGTTGGTGCAAATGATTTATATGTTCCAAAAACATCAGACGGCAATGGAATTGTTACAGGTACAAAGGTAAAAATTATCCCTACAAAATCAAGATTTATTGCAGAAAAGATTTCAAAGGTTGAATTAGATATTAGATTTAAGGTTGGTATGGATAGATATTCTGGTTTGTGGCAATTTCTTGAAAATCATAAATTAGTTAAGCGAGTAAAAGGTGGATCAAAAGGTTCTAAAATATCAATTCCAGAAATAGGATTTGAAGTTTTTTCAAGTGAATTGAAAGGTAAAAAGAAATCAGAATTTTGGACAAGGGAATTATTAGAATATGTTGATAAGAAATTCAAATTTTTCTATGAGTTAGAGACACAAAAAGATCAAACACTTGATGATGAAATAGGAGTTTAATATGAAACTATTTTTTAAAAAATATGAAAAAGAAGAATTATTACATGATTTATTCAAAGAAGAAGAAAAATTAGAAGATAATGATTTATTTCCTGGATTCTTAGCAGGTGTTCATGAAGAAGAAATCTAAGATAGAACCAATTTCAGAAATGAATCTTATTAGATTTCTTTTGAATAATGCAGCATATCGATCAGAAGTGTTTTCAAATATTAAAAGAAATATGTTTAAAAGTGATTTATGTGCAGAAGTATTTGATACAATATACAATTATTATACTAGATTTCAGAAAATGCCATTAGACAATATTGAAATATTAATTCTTAATAATGAATTAAAACAAGATAAAAAAATCATTGATGAAAAACTAGCTATTGTTAGATGTGATAAAAATAATTACAATCTTTCTGATATTGATCCATTTCTACAATCTACTGAAGTATGGTGGAAAAATAGAACATTTGCACTTATGGCGTTAGATTGTGCAACACAATATAAAAGTATTGAAAAAAATGGATTTGATACTTCTTCAATTGATGAAAAATTAAAAGAAGTTCAAACATTTAGTTTTGGAAAAGATGAAATGTTGGATTGGCATAATGATGGAACAATGAAAGAAATATATGATGATCCAGAAATAAGACAAAAATTTCTTTCAAACATATGGAATAGATCAACTGGTGGTGGAATGCCTAAAAAGTGTTTATTCGTTATTATGGGTGCATCTGGAGCTGGAAAGAGTCGTTTATTACATAGTCTTGCATGTGACCATATGAGAGAAAATAAAAAGAACATTGTTTTATATTTTTCGCTTGAAATGACAAAGAAAGATATTGCTCAGAGAACAGAAGCTAATTTTTTCAATATGCCTGTTAAAAAGTGTAAACAAATGTTTCATGAAAATAATGATGAGTGGTCTATCAGAAGAGAAAGATTTAGAAACAAATATGGAAAAATAATTGTAGATGATAAATCAGATCACACACCAGCATCAATAAGAGCAAAAATTGAAACAATGATTCAAAAAGATCTTGCACCAACTATGGTTATTGTAGATTATATTGGATTAGTGAAAAGTGGTATTAATTCTGATAATATGTATCTGAATGGATCAACTGTGTCAAAGGCTTTATTATCAATGTCTAAAGATTTTGAAATTCCAGTTCTAGCAGCGGTTCAACCAAATAGAAAAGGAGCTGAACAAATGATGAATGGTAAACAAACAGACCAAAATGGTGTTTCTGAGTCAAAAGCAATTTTTGATGATTCTGATATTTTTGTTAGTTTGAATATGACACATGAAGAAGAGGAAAATGGAAGACAGAGAATTTCAATTATAAAAAACAGACATCATAATAGAAAAGAAACTATCATTGGTGAATTGCATCCAGAAATATATAAAGTTGATTTTCTTGAATTTGATAAAGGTGGAGATTCTGAAAATGAAACTGTTTATAATGAAAACAATGATACGAATAAATTTGATAATTCATGTGATAATTTACCTTTTTAAATCATTATTTATTAACATTTTTTTCAAATTGTGTGATAATATAAATAGTTCTATACAATTGAGTTTATGAATAATTACTAATTAAAAATTTATGGAGAATTAAAATGAGAAAAGTTATTAGAGAAGGAAACGAGTGGAAATTAGTTGAGAAGAAATTTGATTTTTCAATTGGCGATAAAATGACATTTGCTGATTTAGTTGATAAATTGAATTATAAAGATAAAACAAAAGAAAAAGCTAAAAATTATAGTTATAAAAATGTTGATAAAAAATCTAATAATGATTATGAATTTGATAATGGTGTTTCATCAGTAACATTTGAAGTAGATAAAGATAAATTTAATTATTTAACAAAAATAAAAATTGTTGATTTTTATGAATTGTAATTCATAGCAACACCATATAACAACTTTCACATCAAATACTTTCATAGACATTCAAAAACTATAAACACGCTCTTAAACGATGCTACGTGTCTTAAATACACATTTAAATATATCTTTTGATTTGAATTTTATAAATAAAATATATAATTATTTTTAGGAGTAAATTATGGCTACAAAAATTGATTTGGACCCTAGCATGAGACTCAATTCAAACAAAGGGATTTTTATTAAAACAGGTGATGATGCTGTTGTTCAACAAATACGTGATATAATTTTTACACAAAAAGGTGAGAAGCTTTTTCAACCTGATACTGGTTGTAACATTGGTGATTTTTTACATGGTTCTGTTAATAGATTGAATGCAATGAGCATAAAAGATATTATATATGATAATATTAACAATCAAGTTGAAGACATTATAATTACAGAATCAGATATAATTGTCAACACAGATAGAGATGCTGGTGCTTATAATATTACAATAAAATATCGTGAAAATGAATTACAAGAAGAAACAGAATTAAATTTCTCAATTAGTGTTTTTAGATAGATCAAAAAATATTTTCTTATATACATTTTTATAAATAAACTTAACTAAATTTAAAGGAGATGTTTAAATGACAAGAAAGATAAAGTTGAATGAATCTGATTACGGATTGATAAAAAATAATCTTGTTGAGTGGATGAAACGAGATGATAGTCCTTTCAAAAATGCAAATTTCAATACTAGTTCCCTTTCAGGATTATTAGATTTATGCTGTTATGTTGCTTTTTATCTCAGTGTTCAGCTGAATAAAACAGTAGAAGAAATTTTCATGAATACAGCAGAAATTGAAAATACAATTTATTCACTTATTAAAAATTTCAATTATATTCCAAAAATGAGAATTCCAGCAAAGAAAAAATTAAGAATTGAATATGAAACAACTGATTTTTCACCGGACGATAAATTTAAAATATACATTAATAATGTTAATTATACAACCAATTTAAAAATAATACCCACTTTAAGAGACAAATTTCAAGCACAATATTATGAAGATGTATCTGTTACTGCTTTTTTAAATGAAAATAACTCTTATTTCAATACAGAATACAGAACACTTTATGATGGTGTTACATTAGGTTTACAAGCAATTGTTCCTGCATATCAGGCAGATTGGGAATATACACAAGAAACAATTGATATATCATCAGATCAATATATTGATTTAATGGAGGATGTAACAACTTATTGGGATGATAGAGTTATTACAGATACTATTAGAGTTTTTGTTCAAGAATTAGGTGGAAATTGGTATGAATACAGAAATCTAAAAAATGGTTTATTTGATGAAAATCTTAGAGCTTATAACATTGAATTTGATAAAGATAAAGGAATTAGGATCAAATTTGACATTGATAACCTTTCTAGAGAATTACAAGCAACAGATGTTGTTAGAGTATTTTATGTTGTAACAGATGGTGAAGATGCAAATGAAATATCAGGAACACAAGAATTCACAAATTCAGATTTTAATGATGTTAGAATTCTAAAAATAAATGACGATGGAACAACCACAACAGTTTTTGAATCTCTCAATAATGATTCAACTGTTGATGCTAATTTTTCAGCTAAACTCGTTGATGATAATGGTGATTCAGCATTTCTTGATAATGGTTCTGGTAGACAAAGTTTAGAATCTATTAAAGAATCAGCAACATTGTTTTATTCAACACAAGGAAGAGCAGTAACAGAATCAGATTATAATTCATTGTTACAATCTAAATTTACAGAGTTCAAAGATATTCGTGCTTGGGGCGGTCAAAAAGAGTTTTTAGATGTTGAACAAATCATGAATGATGCTATAACAGATAATACTAGTATTAATTTCGATGGGACTAATTACACAGGACCAACTGGTGCTTGGTTAGAGGTTTTAGAGACAACTAGACTAAATCAATATAACTCAGAGATATTATCAATTGAATCTGTTGATTTTGATGATATAACAAGTGGAAAATATACACGTGACGTTGGTTGGGTTTATTATTCAATGTTTGATGAAGGTTTTCAGTTTATTGAAGATCAGACTGATATAGATCAAGTATCTGAATTTTTGAATGATTATAAAATTCTTACAATATATAACAAATATTTCACTCCTAATTTTACATTATTAAAACCAAAAATATCTATCAAATTAAATGCACAATATGCAAAAGAATTCAACATTTCTGAAATGAAAGATAATATAAAAGAATTTGTTAATAGTAAAAGTGCATTTGGCGCTAGTTTTGATATTAGAGATTTACAAAATTATATTGAGAGTTTTGATTCTGTTTCATCAATTAAGAATTTTGATTATAATGTAAAATTCAAAGTTAAAAATAAAACAGAAGGATTGTATGACAAATATATTTATGTTAGAGCATATACACCTATGGTTGGTGAAATAAATGATGTACTAATGAATATGACAATTCCACCAATTCCACCATCAACAACACCTACAACAGGGAATGTAACAATAACAACAGTCGATGATATTGTTAGATTGAATGGAAATGAAGTTGGTAGTATTAATAAAGAATTAGGATTGATGAGATTTAAAAATTATGATGGTTCAAATGCATTTTTTACTGATGGAACTTTCTATATTGATAATGTTAAATTAATTGGAAATATAATTGGTAGCGTCCGAGAGAACATAATTGGTATTGAATCAACAACAGATATTGATTTAACAGTGGAGTAAATTATGACTAGTTATCCAAAAACATTAACATCATTTGAAAGAAGATTTTTAAAGGAATATATTAGAGTTGAATATCCTCAATATGCAAATTTTGCACATGAATTTTTGTTGTTTCTTGAGGAATCAAATTCATTATCTTGGTATACAGGAGATTCAACTCAACAAGAATTAAATTCAATATATCACAATATTGAAGATTTTACAAAATTTTATCAAATTGATAATTTGCCTGTTGTTAATGAAGATGTTTTAAATGCATTTTTTAAAGATTTTGCAGGAACATTAGAATTCAGAAATGCACAAATTAATTTTTCAAATACTATTATTCAGAATCTTGCAAAAAATGCATCTAATATATACAATTTAAAATCTTCCTCAAGAGCTTATGTTTTCCTATTTTCAATTCTATATACTTATACATTTTTCAATGCAACAGGAACAATATATCCTAGAGTATATTTTAATGATCAATCTGATTTTTCTGATCAACCACCAGACTATTTTTATATGGATAATGATAAAATATACATTTCTGAAATTCCTGTTTATTCGAACACAACAGATTGGAAATATGGAGCAGAATTTAACGGTTCAAGCGCATATATAACATTAACTAGTAATTTAGCATTTGCACATAATAAAGACTTCACAATCGACTATAATTGGAAATGTGATGGTTCTGGAAATTTAAGAAATTTAATGGGAAGCACAACTTCGACTTTAAATGAAATTTCTTATGTTTTTTCTGATAATAAAAGAATGTTAATTTATATGGGAACAAGTGTTTCTGTTGAATTTGACACAGAATTTATTGATGATAAAGTATATAGAATTGAACAAACATATAATAGAACAGAAAAAATATGGAGTGTTACAAGAACAAATCTAACTGACAAAACAGATCCTGAAATTAAAACAGTTGATACAACAGCTTTAGGATCTTGGACATTCAATTCAGATTTGATTGGTAAAAAAGGGAATAATACACAATATCTTGATGGTGTAGTTTCTAATTTAGTGATTACAATTGATGGAACAGAAGAAATTGATTTACCGTTACAAACTAATTCAGATGATGAATCAGAAAATGCAAATGATGGAACAGATACAAATATTACATATTCTGATTTAGCACCTTTATATTTTAATAGAGAAGAAATAACAACAGATCATCAAGGAACTAGACCATTTAGATATCAGACAGTTTCAAAAGTTGATATAATAGAAACAAGCGATTTTTCAGAAAGATTACAAAAGAATGTGAATCCTGCTGGATTCTTCAATGAAATATTAACAGTTATTGACGATATAATAGCAGATATTTATATTGATTGTAAATGTTTTCCAAAGGTTGTTTCAACGGTTGAAACAGAAACTTTTTGTGTTGATTTTGATCCATTAACAACTAGTAGTTGTATTACAATGCCATTATCATCAGGAAATGTTTATAATGGTGGAAAAATATCATTTTGGTTCAAGAAAAATGGATCACCAATTGGTACTAAACACATTATTTTTTATAGATTCAATACTGGAATAACAGCAGGATTTGAAATTAATATTAATGATTCAACAAATGCTTTATCATTTGTAGCAGGTACAACAACATATACTAGTGATTATATTGTTGATTCTGAATGGCATTATTATGAAATTACACTATCTGGAACAAGTATAATTGTTGATGTTGATCATGTTTTAGAAGATATAATTGCTAGTGTAACATTTGACAATTTACCGACTGCACAATATAACTCAATTGATTTTCTATCTGCAGCTTTTAAAAACAATGGAAATTTAGCAAATTTTAAAATTGAAGTTGCAGGATCTATAGATGTTTGGTATTTGTTAGATAATAATGTTTTGGACATTTCTGGAAATGGAAATGATGGTGTTGCAACAAACATAAATTATGTTTTGTTCAGAATCTAAAAAAATAAATAAATCTATATATTTAATAAAATAACAAAATGGAGTATATAAATGAAAGTAGCTGGAACAGGATGTTTAACCACATCAGCAAGAGATTTAATAATTGATACATTGTTAAATCAAGAAGATTTTAATTTTAAAAAATTCTATGTGAGTGACTATAGTCAGACATTAGCACAACTAACAACACCGTCAACTTTTGAAAATTTTTCAGAAGATAAATTAATTTCAACATTAGCAACCGCTGGTGCTCTTAGTTTTCCTGGAGATGTAACACCTGGAACATCTACTATCATAGAAGCTGGTTCAACAATTCTTCCTTTGACAATAAAATTGCTTGCAAATGCAATTCCGTTTGACATTGGTATAAAAACTGTTTTTGCATTGGCAGAAGATTTAAGAGGAGCTAAAATTGAATTAACAAATTCAGGTGAAGCAGCAACATTTTCAGTTGGTGAAACAATAACACAAGGAACATCTACTGCAGTTATTACATATATAGAAGATGAATTCTTATATGTTAATGAAATAAAAGATTCAAGTGTTGATGGAACTTATACAGATTTTACAGCGGGAGCAGTTACAGGATCTAGTGGTGGCAGTAGTGATATTATTTCATCTGCAACAAATGATGTTGTTATATATTCGGGTTGTGTTAGTTATGATGAAATATTAACATTTATTGTTGATACACCAGCAAATTTTACAGTTGGAAACTATATTGTCAATGACGCATCAGTTCCCGCTAGAGCTTCAATTTTTTCTGTTCACCCAAGTGGAACTATAAGAGTAAATAGAATTAATACTGAAAATTTTAATAAAGGTGATTTATTAGATGATGTTGGTTCATCTACAACAGCACCATATGCTAGTTTAGATGGAACAATTTTATCAAATCCAGAAACAGATACAACAAATTCTACAGTTCAAACATTTACATATAATGCAGATGGTGCTGTTAGCATATTCAAAATTAATCTTAGATTTTCAAGTGGATTTCCAACAAATTTGAATTTTCTTAATACAGCAGTTCAAGAAATTGAGGATCATGAATCTGTTGCAGATGCACACGATGGACGATTACTTCTTAAAAAGGTTAATGGTGTAGTTTTACAATCAGAAATATGTGATTATGATGAAGATTTTGTATTTGGTTCAACATCTTTAAATGA